AACAAACAACAAGGAGCAAAAAATGATGGGTTGGGCTGGTACGGTTTTCGGTATCCTGGGCGCGGTTTTTGTAGCCGTTAATATGGGTTTGAATGATATTGGTTATATCTTCTTTACAATTGGCTCTGTTTTTTCGCTGGCTTCTTCGATTCAGAAAAAACAGAATGATGCAATTATTTTGTGGGGGGTTTTCCTGTTTATTAACATTATTGGCCTGTTCTCCTACCTGAAATAATTTTACAAAAAGCCTTTACATACTTGAAGGCTTTTGATAAAATAATCTCACTGAATCAATTTTGAAAGGAAATGAAAATGGCAAAAATTAAGAAAATCGCGATTTTTGATATGGACGGCGTTTTGGTTGATTCTTCTTGGCGTTATCGTGTTTCAAAAGAGGATGCTACTAAAATTGACCTGCAATTTTGGCGTGATAATGAGCGCGGCGCATATTTTGATGAATTGCTGCCGATGGCAAAAGAATATCAGGCAATGCTAAATAACCCTGAATACTTTGTTATTATTGCAACAGCTAGAACTATGAACACGGCATCTTGGGCTTTTATTGATAATAAACTCGGAAAACCTAATGCGATTATTTATCGTAAAGATAATGATAATCGGGGCGGGGCTGATATGAAAATTGCCGGATTAAAAAAGATTCTTTCCCTAAAACAGTTCCGTAATATTAAAGATATTACGATGTTTGAAGATAACGCAAAATATCTCAAAGCAATCTGCGATTATTTCAAATGTAAAGGCGTTTATATTCCTTCTAATCAAGGACATTAATTTACAAAACGCTTGACTAGATTCAGGCGTTTTGATAAAATAATGTTTTCGGGCGAGCATCCGGCCCTTTTCCGGTATGCAAAGAAGGAGATTCAAAAATGGCTAAAAAGCAATTTTTTATGATTGTGGATACTGAAACCACAAACGACGATCAGGTATTTGATTTTGGCGCGGTTGTTGTTGATCGTAAGGGCGAAATTGTTAATCAATGCTCTATTATTATCCGCGAAAATATCGGAAAAGAATTATTCCAAGACCCTACCGGAAAATCTTTTTGGTCAAAAGATTATGCTCAACAAAAGAAAAATAACTATATGGAAATGCTGGATAAAGGCAATCGCATGATGGCCTCTGTAAATGCCGTTAATCGCTGGCTTGAAAAGGTAAATGCAAAATATAATCCTACCTTGACAGCTTATAATATCGGCTTTGATTCTACAAAATGCCATAATACCGGAATTGATTTGACTATTTTTGCTACTCGTTTTTGCTTATGGCATACTGCCGCTAATATGTTTGCTAATAAAAAGCAATATAAGCAATTCGCACTAGAAAACCTTTATTTCGGAGATAAAACCGCAAAAGGTAATATGACGATTAAAACAAATGCGGAAATTATGGCTCATTATATTACTGGTCGCCATAATGAGGAACCGCATACTGCAATTGAAGATGCTATTTATTTTGAATTGCCGATTCTAATTGCCGTTTTGAAAAATCGTAATTGGAAAGATTATACGGGTAATGCTTATAATTGGCGCGATTATCAGGTTAAAGACCATTATTCGGCTAAATAAACAATAGGGCGAAAGCCCTATTTAATAAAATGATTTATACGATTATTATAATTACCGTAATTTGTTGCTGGTATAACTGGAGAAAATAAAATGCAATATAAAATTTATTTGACTATTGATTTACCAGATGAAAATGATTTTGATAAGGATGAAAATATTATCGTTGAATTGCTAGATAATTTGGACTATACATTACATGAAAAATATAATGGTAAGGTAACTGACTCGGAGGTTAAATAAAATGCGAATCTACATTTCAAAATATGATATGGAAAAAATGAATCTGCCGGTAAATGATTCTAATTTTTCTGAAATTCTGGTAGATTATATTCAGGATAATTATTTTAATGGCGCTGATTCTGCCGTTATTTATATTGGATATAATTACGTTGATGAATTATTTGAATTGGATTTAATTCCAGGATAATATTATTAGATAATATTATCTTATTACCCCGGCATAATATTATGCTGGGGTAATATGCTATTTTGATTTTGCCATACGCTACCGTATGGGGGCGGGACAAAAGCCTTTAAAATCAAATACTTAACCCTCGAAAAAAGCCTTTAAAATCAATGACTTAGCGCCGCGTAGCGTACCCGCAAAAAACTTTTTTGGCAACAAATTTTTATTTTTTATTTTGCTTGACTTTTTTGCGGGTCTGTGTTAGGCGCAGCCAGGGTGCGGCCGCGCCGATTTTACCACAAATTTTCTATGGTTGTCAAGACTTTTTTGAAAATAAATTTCTTGACATCCTGGGCTGGTCTATGCTAGGAATTCTTTGTTACAATTGGTTACAAAAATATTTGCAAAAAGGCTTGCATCCTGGGCGCGTTCCTGTATAATTCTTTACATGGACAACGATTTAGGAGCAGGAGAAATGAAAAAAAAAAATATTTTTTGGTATTTGGCTGGATGATTCCACGGGCCACCCGCACGCGGATGATGGCTTTGGCAACCTGTTGCTGGTAGCATATGATAAGCTGATTTATTCGGCTGCTGATGCTAACATTGTTTTTGATATGTTTTAATTAGGAGATAATATTATGGCAACCGTTAAAACCGCTTACACTACGGAACAAACCGTTGAACTGGTTGAGGCTTATAAGGCTGAACCAAATGCCGAAACCGTTGCGGCATTTGCCGAAAAATTCGGTAAAACCGTTAAATCGGTAATCGCTAAACTTTCCCGTGAGGGCGTTTATCAGAAGAAGGAATATGTTTCTAAATCAGGGCAAAAGCCTGAAAAGAAAGATTCTGTAGCCGATGCAATCGGCGCTATTCTGAAAATGTCAGATGGTGAAATTGATTCTCTAGCAAAAGCCAATAAAACGGCTCTGCAAAAGATTTTCACGGCTCTGGCAAATTCTAAGCCGATTTAATTAAACAAAGGCGGTTTAAACAGCCGCCTTGATTTAAATAAATCTTAAAGGAGAAATTAAAATGACTAAATACCGGATTATTAAGGTTAAAGGTTATGAAAATAGCTACAAGCTACAAAAGCGTATGCTTTTTATATTTTGGGTTGATGAAACACTATTAAACGATTTAGAGTTTTGTGAATGGAAACTTAACGAACTGATTAAGCGTGATAAAGCTAAAAAGGCTAACCCTAAAAATATTATTGTAAAGGAATACTAAAAATGTCATATATTACTGTTTCGGCTGAAAAGGTTATTAAATGTTGTGAAAACTTTCTAGATAATGCTGCCGAAAAAAGAAAGGAACGACTGGAAGAAATTATAAATAAATATGCTAATACCCGGCTCTGGAACTTTAAGAAAATGGGTTATGAAATAGCATATGATCGCCTTGTTAATGGCGAGGCCGGTATGACTTATCAGGATCCTTTCGATATTAATTTAACCTATACTAGCGATAATGAAGAAGCTGCCAATAACCTTTTAAAATTAGCTAAACACGGCGACCCGGTTATTATTTCAGACGAGCACGCTTTTATTTTAAACTGGGGTGATTAAAATGAAATATTATTAACCGCTGAAAAGCGGTTTTTTATTTTGCCTAAAATAATCTGGCATGGTAATTGCTAAGGCATAAAACGTACCAGGCTATGCTGGCATAGATTTTGCCGTCATATTTTCTGAAAAATGCCTATAAAATCAAGGACTTAGCTCAAGAAAAAAGCCTTTAAAATCAAGGACTTAGCGCCGCGTAGCGTACCAGCCCCTTCGGGGCCAATCAAGCAAATTTTTTCTATCTTGACACGGTTTCCGATAGCGTGTCACTATTGCACCAGCCTTGACACTTTTCTCAAATTTGTTATATAAGCTTGTACTTATATAAGCTTTCACTTATATAGGCGCGCTCTGCGCCGTCCAGTAGTAAAGTAACTATTCAAGTTAAAATTTCCGCGCCGCCCCCAGTAGTAAAATAACAACATTAAAATTCCTTGTCTGAATTTGTACAATTAAAAAGATTTTTTAAAGTCAACAGTAGATTTTTTAGGTTTTAAAACCTTTTTGGGAGCAAAAGGCGCCGATTTTATCACAGTGTTTAGTATACTTTCAAGACAGAATTTTCGCTGCTCAGACCTCGCAAACCTTTAGCGAGTCTCCCCAGCGTGGCAAATAAAGTCAAGATTAAATTTTTCATGCTCAAACCTCAAGACGCAAAAAAGCCCACCTTCAAAGAAAGTGGGCTGATTTGCCGGAAGGCGCCAACAGTTTACAAGCTGTACCTAATGCGGCGGGTCAAGCCGCAAGTGGTGCGCCAAGTACAGGACCAGTGTACTACCGAGGTGGCTGGTGCTAGGCAGTTCCTCACCAATTAAGAACCTATCCCTGCAGCTGTACAGGATGCCGGTCCACCACAAGTTACCTATCTATCCCTCTAGGTAAGGAGACTACATTCAGGCTGCAGTACTATTGACCTAGCGTTACTATCAACGCTATAAGCTTTAGTAGATGTTCCTTCCCGGAACTGGTTGGCTAGTAAGTAAGCCCACACCTAGCTAGCCCTAAGTGCAGACCCCTGTTTTTTGGGCGGGTTTACAGGGAACCCCTAGTATGATCGCCAGTGCATAAACTTACCTTACTCAATCAACCTTCGCGCTTGACGAAGGCCACCAGCTTTTCCAAATCCTCCTTGGTTGCCTTTTGCAGAGACTTCAGTTCAACCCCGGCAAACAGTTCCAGTTGCAAAACCAGCTCGTCTTTCTTGGTACTAGTCTGTTTTCCTGCGGAGGCAGTCTTTTTCTGGTACACGCCTTCGCGAGCCAGCTTTGCCACAACGCTACGAACCGATTTGCCCAGTTGGAGGGCCAGCTCCTCAACGGTCTCGCCAGCCTTGTACTGCTCAACCAGCAGGGAAGTTTGCTCGTCGCTATAAGTTTTTTCAGCCATCTTGATCTCCCGAGAGTTCGATTAATTTAAGATTCTATTATACAGGATTAGTTCAGCACAATCAAGCCTAATTTTCACAATCTGTGCCAATCGCTACTTCCCGATCCAACAAATACAATTATACAGGTTTGGGACGCTTACAACAAGTGCAAAATTCGGTACGTGGACGGCCCATAATTCCCCAAATCACGTTAAAAAACCAGTTCCAAATGGGTTCTTTAACCTCGAAAATTCTACACGTGAACCGCCCAAAAATCTAAATAATGCGAAAAATTGCCAGTTCCAAGTGGGTTAGTTTTCACAAAATTCTAAAACACCATAATTTAGTACTTTCTAGAGCAGAATTTCCCAGTGAGTTCGATTCTCTAGTAAGCCATTTGCCACTTTATTTCAGACTCCGAAGATGGCCCTTTGGTGTCGAGTAGTTTACACGTCTGCAAACGATACAGTGGAAAGTACTAAATTATGGTGGAGGATCTTGGAGTCGAACCAAGTGTTCCAGTGGACACGGATTTACAATCCGCTGCAGTCGCCAATGCTGCTCATCCTCCAGTATGATAACTAACAGAGCTTAATTTGCTCACTTCCAATATTGCATTTTCGGCTCACCTTAATAAGTGTGGTGTAATTGCAGGGGCTAGGCACGCCACTCAAGTAGCAGTTGGAAGACTCTACTAATATTGTCGCTTCGCGTTGCAATTAGCTGCTTATTAAGATTGTTAGTTACCATATCAAAACATTTTATTCAGTGCTTGAAACTGTGGTAGCCCTACTCTGCCTGGCCGGTCCTTGTTCTGGTCGACTTTGACAAGTATTTCGGGGTTCCAGTGTAGCTACTATAAAATGCTTTGATATGGTACAGCTAGTGGGACTTGAACCCAACATTCCTGCCTTGAAAGGGCAATGTCCTAACCTTTAGACGATAGCTGCATAGTGCTCCGTTTATTTCTGTGCGAACGGTGGCAAAAAGCACATGGTATCTTCCTTAGCTAAGGGAATAAAGAACGCCAGTGAGGGAACGATTGCAAAAGCCTTACAAGATTGCGCTTTCTTTGGCGGTTAAGGCTGCCTGTCCCTCACTCAGAAATAATATTATATAATGTTAACTATACAAAAACAAGAAAGAATTTTTATTACTCTTCTTGCAACTCCTTGGCATCTGCAAAACCTTCGTTATAGCCTTCAGCAAAAGCAGAGTTTGTATCCTCTGCCAGCAAGGCGTCTAGAAGTGTTTCTGCTAGTTGAAAATCCTCACCACGAAGGCGGGACTGTAGTAAGTTAATGAGCTTAGTATAATAGCTCACTTAAACCTCCACAACCTTGAGTTCAACAACCTGATCTTCGAAACCTTCACCCATGTAAGCATCTTGCTCAACATGAAGCAGTGCAATTTCCAGATCGAGAGCATCAATAAAACCGTAAAAAACCTTGCCAGAGAAGTAGGCGATGTGGTAAGCAAACTGTTTCATTTAAAGCCCCTTTATCAACGATTCAGACTATATTATACAGGAAATGCTGTAGTCACTCAAGTTTAAATTTCTTTACTAACTGCCTCAATTGCCCACACAGTACAATAAATACCAATGAATAGCCAGGTCTTGTTCATTATATCAATGCCACCAATGGCTAGAAGTGTACCAAGTACACCAAATAAAGCGAAGTAAATAAAGTAGAAAACAGTCATTTTAAAGTCCAAAACAAATGAATTTAATACGCTCTGCAAGTTTACGGTGAGTACCCTGATCGGCACGAGGTTTCATAAACTTAGCCGCTGCCATTGCCAGTTGTTGTGGGGTCTGGCAACGTGGCGGCGGTTGGTCGGGAGCAGACTGCATTTGAGTAAAACACTGCTTAATTTTGAGCCATTGATCTTGCATATTATACCTCTACTAAAAGTTGGTTACAGGTATTGCACTTATACTGCTTGCCCTTTTTAACCCAAGCATAACGTTGGGGAGTAAACTCATGAACACGGCAAGCACACTTAAACTGATAACTTTTTGTTTGCTTGCGTTGTGCAACCTGATAATTATGGCAACGATTAGAAGTGCCACCAAGTTGTTCAACAACGTAACGCCAGCGATTATCATGGCCAGTACTATTGTACACACGAAATGCTACCATATGAGCAAACTCATGCGGAACAGTATCTAGTAAAAATTCCTCCTGATTTGCCTCGTAGAGGCTGGTGGAGAAATCCATGTATCCGCGATCATAAAAAGCACGACCAGCAGTGCTAGTAAGGCGACTATTCATCTTGAAAGTAATATCACCAAATTTACCGGGATAGAACAGCTTTTCAGCGAGCTGAACAAGTTCATTCAATTTTTTCTGAATTTTATCCATCTCGCTATTCCCTCACTGAAAGATAATATTATACAGCTTTAATGCAGAGAAAACAAGTTAAAAATTACCAAGGCATATCCTCAATATTGAATACCTTTGGTTCTTTTTTCTTCTTCTTTGGGTTCCACTCTGCAACTTTAGCTTCCTCAGTAATTAGGTTACTTGTAGTAAAAGAAGGTGCCAATTCATCCCAATTATGATAGTTTGTAATCATTGCTGGTGAACGCACTTGTGGACTATAAATCCAAGTTTGTGCTACCATAAACCTCGCCATTCTAGGAAGGTTATCAAAGTCTTCATCACCAGTACGTTTTGCAATAATATGAGATTTAATAGAGCGTACTACACCAGTTGCTGCCGTAGTTAGAGCAACTAGCTGAATATTCTGTAATTCTTCATCTGTCCAAGTAGGCATTGTAAAGCTAGGATCTACTAACCACTCCAGTTTTTTACCTAATAGAAACTTAATATAGGGATCTGTTTTATCCCACTCCTCATAATTAATATTATACTGTATCTTATACATGTACATAATAATTGGAACTGCTGAAGACCAATTAGGTTCAGCGGTTTGAGAGGCTTTCATATAAGTTTTTGCATCTTCATAGTAGAATAGTTTGAAAAACTCAATAACCTTAGAGCCTGGAAAGGCAATATTTTCTACTACATAATCACTTTCTTTAAGCTTCTTAAATAAGCCAGAAGCACTATACTTGCCATTAACCTTTGGAGGCATTTGACAAGTTAAAAATGGTACTAGATTATATAAACTGGAAGGAGCAAACTTAGCCATATAGGCCAGGTCTTCAGAGCCTTCGCTCAAATCGGACAGTATGTATTTCTTTTGCATGATTATAAAGTATACTAGAGCTAATAAGGAGTAGTGGATAGCTCTGACCCACGGGCGTAGCAATCGGGGGCTAAAGCCCCAATACGCTAGAAAAAGATTACTAGAAAGAAAAAGAGATTTGCCCTACTAGTGCGGGCGACGGGGTGCTTGGTTCGCAAAAATTAATACTTCTTTAATTATTGTACAAATTGAATAAACACTCTCCCCAAGGCTGTTATCGGGAACATCTAAAAGAATGATAAAAACTAACTATATCTAAGACAATTCGAGCGAAGCCCTCAATGTCTAAGACACGTCAGTTTTAATATCTTTTAGAGTTCCTTCTAGTTTCACTAAATTATAAACAATTATATCACAGAATTTTTAACAAAACAAGCATTTTTTTCTTAGTGCTCTGGTTCCACTTCTAGGGTTGGAATACCTTGTTCATTGTAAATCTCTTGAAGCTCTTTATTAGGGTGCTTTTGTAGTTTTAATTGTGACAAATACTTTTTAAATAATTTTCTAGGTTCAGAGGAGCGTATAACCCAAATCGCTCCTTTAGGAAAGCGCATAATTCTAGTAAGTTTTTCCACAGATAACAGCCAGTTCTCGTAAATAAGGTTTCATCAGGTTTGCGAAACTGTCCTCGTCTAGACTAAGTATCGCCTGTGGCGATAGAGTGTTCTTAATCTGGAAAATTTCGCCACTTGGTAGGGTAATTGCTAGAGCAAGTTTGTAGTTTTGTTCGGGGTTGAATGTTCCCATAAGTCTAGTGCCTGTTCAAAAGTTGATCCGTGGTGCATAAATTCAATAATTTGCCAGATATAATCATGGCTTTGGTGCATACCCTTACGCCATAGTGCTTCTGCTAATAATTCTAGTTGTTCCATTATAGTCCATCCCTTACATGCGCTGAACAGCCACGATCTTTAACCGCACTCGGCAGTGATCCAGTCATCTGCAGCTCTAGTTCCCACAGCAATACTTGATGCATTACTTCAATATAACTATTCCAGTCATCAAGGCTAGGGTTGAGTAAATCTACTACATCAGCGTTTACTGGTAAATCGTATACCCTCATTTAATCTCCTTGATTTCAACACACTTATACCCTTTCAGTGTTTTTACTATCTGGCCACCCTGCTGAGTACACCAGTCATTCCATTCAATATCGTGCTCTAGTCCTATAAATAAAAGTACAATAAAAACAAGTACTACTGTACCTAAAACAGCTTTTTCAAATTTGCTCATAAGACTCATCTATAATAATATAGCACTCTTTTTTATAGTGTTCTAGAATTTGTTGAGTATAACTAGACAGACCATACGCAGCTTTATAGCAACGGTAAATAGAGCCAGACTCACCATAGAAATCATAGTATTCATCATGCTCTTCAACCTTAGTGATACCTGAATTCATTTTCCAGGAATCTGAACCCGCCCAGCCACCATACCAACCTGCTAGAACTCGTTGGTGGGTTCGCCCAGTTTTATTAGTAATAGTAATAACTACCCATTTATCTGGAGTGTACATTTCTAAATAACCTTCCGAAAAAACCTAGTTTATTAGGCTCAAAGTGTTTAGCCTCTTTTCCACATTTTGTTTGTACTCGCCTACACAGCCCAGCATCTTCAAATAAAATCTCACCAGTTACCATATTTTGATAATACAAAAACTTTTTACAACTACGATCTAGTTGGTGCTTAGGCTTGTAGTGTGCACACTCTATACAGAATTTCATTTCATTTGATCCGAAAAAGTTTTTGCTTTACGACTGAAGCCAAGAAACCATTGGTCTTTATACCCTATTCCGTATAGGTTCCATCCCCATCCGTAAGTGCCTAGCCAAATCTTCATCACAAATCCTCCAGCTTCAAATTTCCGGTTGGTAGTGCTCGGATTGCTGTAGCTTGCTTTTTACCAAGCAACCAGTCTCCAGTTCCCTGTTCAATAAAAGAAGCACACCGCTCAATCGTCCTGCGCTCTACCTCGTTAATCAGTTCTTGCAGTGCGGTGGTTGCATCGCACTGCTGGTGTATAGCAAGAGCGTTTGATAGCTCTCCAGAAATAATGAACTCATCTTTTTTATGTAGCGCTTCTCTCAGTCTCGCAATCTCCAACTCAAGTTCAGCTTCGCGGGTCATTTCATTACCTCAGGTAGTGTTACGCAAATACAAACCACTCCAGCGAACAGCCAGAATCCAAACCAAGCTATACCTGATCCGATTCCATTACCAAGATCACACAATCCTTGTTCTATACAATCGCCAATAGAGTCCGGCGGATTAACAACTTGATTGAATAATGCTTCTTCAAGGTCATCTCGGTTGAGGTTAATAAACCGTTGTGACATATGCTCAAATGGATTCATTTCATTTCCTTTCCAATCTCGGCAGCAGCACGGACAATTGCTCGGCGGGTTGCTGCATAGGGGTCGCCTTCAAGATTAACTATCACCGGGAATCGAAACGGAATACCATCAACGTAAGTAATCTGCTGCTCGTGTGATATGTGAATACGCATCCCCAACTTCACCGCCAGCCGCAGCGCATCGCCGTCGTCTGTAAGTGGGTTCCAAAAACGGCCCGTGTTTCCCGCCAGAAATCCGCCAGCTTGGCAATTACTCCAAGTGGATATTTCAATCCCAGCAGCCTTCGCCGCCAGTTCCAACAACTCTCGATCAGTCATTTCAAAACCTCACTAATTTTAACTAAGGATTCAATTACTTCATCATAAGTAATTGGATAGCCTCTGCACTCGTCTAGGGCAGCCTCACAATCTAATAGTGTTTCCTTACACACTTTAATAATGGAGATTAATTCTTGTTCACGCTTTTCAAAATATAAAGCATTTTCTCGCCTAATAGTTTCCATATACTCGCACTGTAGCTCTGCCTTAGCTAGTTTACCACTTAGACTTCGAATCTCGTCTGCAGCAAGACACTGCTCAGGACTTGTCCAGTAGCCTGCATCAATTAAATTCATTTTATAAATGTCCAAAGCAAATATAAAAAGGATAAAGTTCCTAGTAAAGACCCGACGATTACAGCCAGAATAAAATCTCTGGCTAAAATAAGTTTATAATCCTTTTGCATTAATAGCCTCTACAGCTTTATCCACTGCATCCCTAAGAGACTCAGCTCTTTTATAGGGTTTATTATAGCCCTTTCTCCAGTAGTGTGTGGAACCTAGCTGTAGTAGGTGTTTACTAAAAATATCTCGGGTTTCTAAAAAATCTAGTCGTTCAGTATCAGTCATAAAGGTTTTCTAGTAGTTGTTTATAGTGTGGGTAAAACTCCGTATCCAGTAGTTCTATACTTTTATACCCCAGTTCTTTAATACACTCTTTAACAATCAACTTGGCAAAGCGTTCTAAGGCCCCACGATCATATTCATCAAACTTCTCCCAACAACCGTGGGCCGACAGCCCAGATTCGTATAATTGATAATCAAAGTTCATAATGTTAGCCACTTTCGCCAGAATTTAACTTTAGTTTTTAGTAGTCTATGCTCAAACCACTTAGCTTCAGGCCCGCATAAATGGTGCTCTTTACGACATTGGTGAGCAAAGGTTGCTTTAGCCTTACCAGTAACTATATCTATTTCACGATAATGGGCTTCACACCAGTTACCAAATTTTCCATCTACAAAATATTTACAATCTACGCAGTATTTAATCATATTTATCCGCCAGTGGAGTAGCCCGTCTAGAAAACCCAAAGAACCACTTATCCTTAAACGACACACCAAATAGTTGCCAACCCCAGCAGTGTGCACCAAGCCATACTTTCATTATTCACTCCATTTAAATACATCGTGGTAGCCTTCTAGCAGAGCGTTAATACTCTGAACCGTACTTAAGCAGCTTTCAATTGCCATATCAGTACGGTTAGCATGATGTGATACCCATAAAATTCCCAGCGACTGTTCGGCCCTTAACAGGGCCATTTTAGCCTGCATTAAAACTATATATTCTTCTTTGGTCATTTTTTATCCTTAAAAGAATATTATACTCTTTTTAAATAGGCATTTCAAGTTTGTGTTTTAAGGCTTCGTATAGATCTAGCAAGGCTATAACGATCAATACCTGGCTGTTCAATAACCTTTAAGGCACATTGTTCAATAATATTATTGGCTACTTGATTAGCAAAGTTATTTATTAGCTCTTTGTCAACACCATAGTCAAATAAGCAATACTTTTTAGCAAGGTCAGTATAGTTTGTCATATTCTACAAATAAAAAAGGCCAGCTCAAGGCTGACCGTTAAGGATAATATTGGCAACAGCCCTTTTTTGGGCTTGTTTTGCTTTATAGTAAAGATAGTGGCGTTCTAGTAAGTTTAGTACTTTTGGAGTACCGTCGTAACCATTAAAGAAGAACCCACCGTTAGAGGTCCACCAAGTTGTGTCACTTGACTTATGCGTTAGAGTGTGGGCAGTCCATTTAAAATCTTCAGGGTGCTCTTCTAGTGCCTTGAGCAAGGCTTTACCCGCCTCACTCAATACTATACTTATAAGTCCAGTACGAAAATACATCAGTAAATTGGTAATCATCATAGTAGGTAACCGGATAGTCTTCATGTGCAAAGTACATTAAGTCTTCATATTGTTCATTAGTCAAACACTGCTTTAGTAGTTTGTTGATTAATGTAATTTGAGCATCAGTATACTCATTATCGAAAAAAGCAGGAGAAATAGAGCGAGGAAGTTTATCAACAAACTTATCACACTCTTGTACCATTTTTAGGTAATCTTTAGCGATCTTATACTTATCCATTGTTTAGCTCCTCAAGTAGTTCGTTAATCTTTTCTAGCATAGTTTGTGTGTTAATATGCAGTCGGTGCCCATTTAATTCCCCAAGGACGTAAGCTTTCAGCTTTAATAGTTGAAGTTGACTAGTTTGTTCGTCGCTCATAATAAGTATAACCCCATTCTTTATAAAGCCACTCTACAAATTTTAAAACTTCCTGTTCTTGAAAGTCTTTACATAGCCGCTGGTTATTATAAACCACTGCCCCTAGTCTAACTAGATCCAATGTTTGTTTAGTTAATTCCATTATACTGTAATCGGCCCTAGCCCTGTTGGGCAAGCAATATTTGTGCAACTATAGCTTAAAATACCGCTTAAGTCTAAACTGCACTCTGGACAAGTTTGTTTGATCTTAACCTGACGTGGATCAATAGTCGGGCCATAAACACGTTGAGAGGGTAAAAACTCAAGATTTAATAGGCGATCTTCAAGCAGTTTAATCCTACGCTCTAGTTCTTTTACACGTTCTTCTATTACCATATCTTTAATTCTCATCTGTCATAAAATCCAAGTACATAGCGAAATACTTCTTGCAAATCGCAGTTTTCTGGGTAGTCATCAAAGTGTCTATTATAGGTAGTCCACCAGCGCTCTACTAGAATATCATCTCCTAGCATAGCCTTCAGCAGCGCGTTTATTCCACTCTTCAGCTGCAAATTCGTCGCAGTTGTTGATACTGTCCCAGTAAACATATGGCCCTCTAGCTCCACATTCCAAACACTCTATCCAACGTTTTTGATGGAGTGTGTTGGTATTACCAAATTCTTGTTCCTCTTCGTCTGCGCACTCTAAAGTTTCTTTAGAGTTGCAAAAAGGACAATTCTTTAAAATCATGCCTTATTAACCTTTGCTAAAACAAAGTCATCAGACCAGTTATTCCACTCAGGATTTACTTGCCTAAATACTTGCAAGTATTCTTGATCTGTAACTTGCTTAGAGCTAAGAATACTTTCACCTAGATGATGCTGATAGAACTCGTAATCATAATTACCGTCTTTAACAGCTTGTTCAGCCTGCTCTTTAGTTTCAGCATCTACAATGTACTCAAGTTCATGGCTTGAGATTGTCTTTATAAGAAAAAGGGCCATAGTGTTTGTCCTTATAGTATAAATCTTCATACAGCAGCTTTCTTACGGCTGCTGTACTGTCTAGTTTATCTAGGATAGTAGAGATGTGCTTTAAGGCATCATCCCATCCATTAATATAAGCCTGTACCTCAAGCTCATTCATATGTAATAACCCCTAGCTCACCTTTATACACAAAGCCTGAACCTTTTAAAAACATATCCAAGTATACAACGGCTTCTTCTAAGGTATCAGTTTCAAAAACAAAAGTTTGTTCAAACAAGGGGGTACCATCAAGCGCAGTATCTTCACACAGCAGAGTATATTTCGACATTTAAATCTCCAGAATTAAGTTAGGGTTAAAATCAGGATTCTCCTTATAGCCATGATAGCCACGAGGATTAGAAACTACACGAGTATTTCCAATCATATAATCGTTAGTATTATGCACATGACCATGCAGCCAGTACACAATGTTTGGAAACTCAAAGATTAGTTCCGACATATCACTAGCATATGCACCCTTCAAACCAATCTCTTGTTTATACCGGTCATGAATACTAGCGTAACTAGGTGCATGATGTGTAACTACAACTACCGGCTGAACAGTATCTTTAAGCACTCCGCGGAAATAATGTGCTGAACGCACATGCCGTCCGAAGCTGTCCTGAGGTTTTAGCTTACGGTAATTACCGTCTTTATCCCAGCGAATACTTTTATAATCATTCATAAACAAACCCGCATCATACATGCTAATAGGGTCATGCTTATTGAAATCAGTCCAGAACGTAGCACCTAAGAATAAGACTCCATCAAGTTCCTTTGCATTATTTTCCAGGAGATAAATATTGTCAAAAGGCTCTAGTTCTTCTTGTAAGTGTAGAATGGAACCAAAGAAACGGCCGTTATAAAACTCGTGATTGCCCATAACATACACAACATGCTTGAACATTTCAGAGGCTTGCTTTAAGAAATTTCTGAAGTCTTGAACCTTTAAGAGCTTAGTACTCATAATTTGTTGAGTAAAGCGATTATTCATATCAAATTCAGAAATATCGTATAAATCCTCTACAATGAGTATATCACCAGCAATTACAAGAATATCTGCATCATCATGTTGCAAGTCAAACTTACCAAATTCAAGGTGTAAGTCGCTTAATAATTTAATTTTCATAATAACCTCAAATTGGGGTATACTTAGAATTGATTCCCTTTAGTAGTTCTAGATCAGTAATAAGTACATAGTTTGATTTTGAAAGTGGCACAACAGTGCGTACAACTTGTTTGGAGGCGGCTTCGCCGCAAGCCAGACAAACTTTGTAACCAAGTTGCTTACGAGCATCACTGTAGTCATCACCACATTTAATACACTGTGCCATATCAAATCCTTATCTTTAAAGTAATATTATAGTATTTTAAGGATAAAGATTCAAGATAAGAAAAAAGCCAGCACAAGGCTGGCCTTTATTATTCTTGAGGTTTAGTATCTTCAGAAGGTGCTAATTGTGGTTCTGCAATAGAACGCACATACTGAATAATTGGGGCAGCTTGTTTAAAGCTTAGTTCACCTAGGGCATTTAAAAGTTGATTAACTTGTTCTACAGTAAATTTAATTTCTTGCATTTTAAAATAATGGTTGAAACTTTTTTGTTAATATGTTAACATTATAATACTAACAAAAGTTGTTGGTAAGTAAATATAGGAAACAAAAATGAGTTTTGATCTAACTGATGAAGTATTAAATAATATTAATAAACTTATTAGTATTGGTATCCCAAAATCAAATATAGCAGCTTTTTATGGTACTACTACAGGTATTCTTGAGCGTAGAGTTATATCTAAACAAGGAAGTATTCCAAAGCCTCTATCTATTGATAAAGTATTGGAAATGTTAAAATGAACTCAGGAATATATAAACTATACTTTAAAGATGGAGCATACTATATAGGCAAATCAGTAGATTTAACCAGACGTAAAGATGAGCATTTTAGAAGTTTAAAATTAAATAAGCATGTTAATGAAAACGTTCAATTTACGTATTTAGCATGCGGATTCCCAGAGTTTATAGTATTAGAAACCTGTAGTATAGATAAATTGGATAACCTAGAACAGGAATACTTAAATAACTCAATAGAAGATATTAAAAACTATACATGTTTAAATATAAATTTAAATGCTGTCGGTGCTAGTATTGGTGTATATAATCATAATTGTTATACTGATAAAGATACCATTATTAATGTTTTTTCTATGTTGCTAGACGAAGTACCTAGAAAGGAAATTATTAAAAGTACTAAGGTATCTGAAACTATGCTTGCGGATCTAGCAACTGGTAGGACTCATAGCTGGCTAAAAGACATATTTAAAGATAGATATACAACTTACTTTACAAAACCAAAAAAGGTATACACAACTATAACCAATGGTAGGCAAATAATAGAAGTTACTAATATAGCTCAAACTGCTCGTAATCTATGCGTTTCTAAAAGTAACCTATATAGTTTAGTAAGAGGGGACACTAAATATTGTAAAGAGTGGTATAATATAGAAAGTCCTCCCAAATGGAGTAAAGTAATATACAAAGATTTAGAAGAAATTACAGTTACAGAGTATACAAACCAATCAGATCTTGCTAAGCGTTTGAAAATAGATTCTAGTCATTTAAATAACCTATTACATGGTCGTAAACAGAGCTGCCATGGATGGAAACTAAAAGTATAACTGACTAACTGACTAACCTACAACTAATCCCAGAAGGTCTGGTAGTAGGTACCAAATAAACGGAGTCCATTATTAATTCGTTTTTGGTGTTCTGCAGTAGCCTTATAATCACACTCATAGGTATCATTAGGCCCGTGTTCTAGTTTATACATAATGGGTTTACCATCTTCATCCCATTCACATGGTATACTAAGAAACTCTAAATTTCCAGAACGGTACTGCTCTTCCCAGTCGTAATCTGGTTGAAGTTGTTCAAAAGTCCAAATAATCTCGTTTAATACCCAGTTATAACGGGTATGCACATCACACTCTTGCTTAACTACATCCTTTTCGTGATAGAATTCAAAACATAGTTGATCGCTATACTCTTCAGTTGTAGTATAGCGTAGATGCTCGGGAACATCCTCTAGTTCAATATAGCCAGAACCGTGTTTAGTTTCACGAAGTTGTTTAAGCAATGGCAGGATAATAGGAGACAGTGTGGAGTCACAATTCCAAGAATCCCAGCGATCAATCTTAATCTTGACTTTTTGCTTTTGTTTGGAATGAATCCAGCCAAGCAGTTTATAAAACCAAGTAATTTTACGACTACCCCCAAGACTATAGTCTAGTGGGTCACGTTTTTGAAAGCCGTGCGCTAAAAACTCCCCAAGCCATTCTTTAGCTTTATAATCCCAACGATTTTCATAAGCCTTGATTTCTGCTTTAGTTTCGTATTTTAGTTCAGGATATTTATCTACCCAGAAAAATACAGCATCAGCAATTTGATAAGGCCCAATCCATTGTGGATAGTTACCAATATTAACTTTCATCTATAATCTCTTCTAGTTTAGAAATACGTTCTTTTAATTCTCTATTATCTTGTAATAGCTGATTTAGTACTTCACCATGATTATTAACTACTCCGTTAAATATTTCAGAAAATTGTTGTAAGAGTTCTAGTACTTGTGTATATTTGGATTTAAAAATCATAAGGGGCCTCATAATCGAGGCCCATAGATGTTCGCTACTAGCTATCAGCGGGAGAAGCTGTAGGATTCGCAGGTACTCTCCTGTTTACTATCTACATTGTAAACATACCCAGTAATGACAGTTTTTTGAGCCTCGGCAGGATTTACTGAAAAACCTATTAAAATATAGTCGACTGGCGTTGCACTCAGTCTGATCCGGATTTTAGTAATTGTATGTGACTAGCCAGTAGTCACCACTGTTGCCTAAAGGTTGTTTTTCGAGCGTAATAGTCTCGACTAGTATAATGGCAATATGCTGTGAGCTGAGTGACTAATTAATAGTATCGCACTCACCCAACAAGTATATACTAAAGGCTAAAAATAATCAAGCGTAATTTAACCTTTGAAGCGTTCAAGCGCATTTTCATCCAATGCCTGGGCTAACTTTCTCAATACTAATTTAGGAGCCTTTTCAAGCCCCTCTAGCGCTTCTGGAAACTCACCCATTAATTCGGCAATTAAGTCAACTAAATCCTCTTTTGTATGAGGTACTTCACCCTGCTTGGTTCTGTACGGAAGTTTAACATAAATACCTTCTCTTGACAGTTTAGCAGTAATTGATCTAACATTACGATCAAACTTCTTTGCCAAAGCCTCAATAGTCTCTCGGGTAGGAGACTTCAAGTATTCTGCCTTCAACTCCTCAATCATTTCTTTAGTGTAGGGTTGAAGCTTAGTATTGTCATCCATAGCGTTTCATTTCCTTGATAAAATGTTGTTTATGTTTAGCTCTAGGAGCAAGCTTTCCTTGCTTAGATACGTGCCGGCCAGTCCCGCATCTTTGTGCGAATCGGGCCACTAAGTTACGTTTGGGTCTCATTTTTGCTCTCCAAATTTCTATTTTTATATTATACCCCTAAAGTAAACTAAAAACAAACTAAAATTTTTTAAATTGAATTTATTCTGCTAAGTGGGTATAATGGATATATTGATTGGAGAACAGTATGCAACCTTGGATTCAAAATTGTAGCTTAAAAGATATTCAGCGGGGATGGAATTATGACGCTGGTATTAACTCTATGTTAATCCAGATTGTTGATCCTGCTATGGAATTTCCTAAGCCTCAACATCAGTTCAAAGAAGTTCATCAGTTTGAATTTCTTGATCTGGAAGCGACTGATATGTGGGGTGATGAATTTAAGATTACTGATGCGCAAGCTGCTAGCATTATTGATCTTCTTATACGCGCACTTGACAATAAAATGAATGTTGTTGTGCACTGTGTTGCCGGTGTATGTCGCAGCGGTGCAGTATGTGAAGTTGGCGTAATGATGGGCTTTCGTGATATGTTTGATTATCGCGCTCCTAATCTTTTAGTAAAGCACAAGCTAATGAAGCAGCTTGGCTGGGCTTATGAGCCTGACGAGCCTTATACTGAAAACGGTAGGGCTTTTTGGTATGATGAATTAAATAACAAGCACTTCTACGATGAAGAAGGCGGGCCACTAGGTGATGTATGATTAAAACTTATTGGAAATATTGCGGAACTTTAGTAGAGTGTGAAATACTACAGGCTACTGGAGATCGCTGTTTAATTGAATATTGGGATTTAGCAGAACTAGATTTTATTAAAGTATGGGTAGATCGTAAAGATGTGGTCTTTCCAAAGTATAGTGAATATGGTGCAATGTGACTACAGCAGTAGACTTTTTAAATAAGGCTGCACAAATTATGCAAGAACGCGGCAAACAGTATGATAAGCCAGAAGGTGAGCGTTCTATGGGCAAATGTGTTGATGCTTTTAATATTATTACTGGACGCAACTTAACTGAAGCAGAAGGTTGGCTATTACTACAAATCTTAAAGGATGTACGCCAGTGGCAACGCCCAGGTTATCATCAAGATAGTGCAGAAGACTGTGTTGCCTATGCCGCACTAAAAGCAGAAGCTAAAGAGCAGGAAGTACTGCAACAAAATAAAAATGCAGACTCTATTAGTGAAGCAATCAAGAGTTTAGAAAAGAGTAGAGTATTTAGAGGGCCTGCTGTTGCAGTGGGCGGATATACTGTACGCCAACAGAACGCAAAATTTACACTTGATACTTTAGCTAAATAATAATATAATATTATCTTTGCTTGGGAGACTAGCATGGCTGGATATTCAAAAGAGCTTGTTGTTGGTGCATTTTTGCATAGATTCCGTAAATACGGTGTTAACGTAAACAATAAAGATTTTGAGCAGAAGGCTAATGACTGGTACGATAAATTTGGCAAAGACGAGTTCAGGAGTTTAGGTAGTGTAGACCCTGAAGCAATCCGGGAATATAAATCATTTTTGAAAGAAGGAAAAAAGTATGAATAGCACTCAAGCAGTTGAACATTTTTTGGTTAAATCTACTCTGGAAGAGCATCAAGGTTCTTGCGATGAAGATATGTTTGTAACGTATCGTCACTATCGCGTTCTTGATGAAGATCAGCTAGAGATTGAAGCAAAGGGCGGAGTAACTTTCTGCATTGCTGCAGAACCCGACTCTAAGCTGCTTCACGTAGCAGTTGCAGAATGTTCATCCAAGGATTTGTATAATAAAGATATTGGTCGCCAGGTAGCACTTGGTCGATTTGTTAAGATTGGTGAATATGTTTCGTTTGAGTGGAATCGCGAGATTACCATTGCCCAAAACCTAGAAGCCATGTGGTTGAACTATTTCTATCACATTCGTAACGAGCTTGACGAACTTGAGCTTACTGTAAAGTCTTGCTATCTGGAAGATTAAAATTTTTAGATTGATTTTTATCAATTAACTTGATATAATTAATTTTTTAATCACTCAGGGGTACAGTATGTTCAATACTATTGAAGCAATTCCAGCGTATGGCCGGTCTTATACTAGCGTAGCAGCTATGTTAGAAGATTGGAACGCGGGTAAAGACTTTAAAGTAGTTGGCGGATCTTACTTCTCCTCTAGAGATGCAAAAGCCCTCGTAGAAAAGGGCTACGACTCTATTACCATTGTATGGGATTTGAAGAACAAGACGACGACTATACCCCTGATGTAATACCAGATAATTTATTTGATGAAGAACTCGATGATAGCTGGGAAGATGTTTCCCAGCTATTTGACCTAAACTCTCTAGGAGATTTTGATGTTTGAAGTACAATCTAACGGCACTACCCTTCAGTGGACTACTCACTTCCGTGAGGCAGAGCAGGCTTATAAAGAGTCGCGTGGTGATGCAGTGTTGTTTAAGTTTGAAGGCTCCAAGAAGAAAATCATGAAGCGTAAGCGTGCACATGGTTTTAAACTAAAAGATATTGCACGAATGTAAGAGGCCTTAGTATAATGGCAGTATGGTGATCTCCAAAATCACTGGTTGGGGTTCGAGTCCCTGAGGCTTCGCCAAATTTATATGAAAAAGTTTTTACTAACCCTTTTATTATGTAATTCGGCTTTTGCTGGCAACTGCGACTTTCTTTACCCAAAAAGTAAAGAACTCGCAGTTACTGGCACTGTAGAATTATGTAATAGTTTTTATGTTTCCAGGTTCGATGCTCTAGCTCATAAAGTTATTTTAACCTCTGAAGTTGTACGCCCTAGTAGAGATTTAGTAAAGCGTACTAATGATTTTAGAGCAGACTATAGAGTTCCTTATCCTGTATCTCCCAAACAGTATTTAAATACTGGGTATGATAGAGGGCATATGGTTCCGGCAGCAGACGCTACAAATGAAAAAGAAATGCATGAAACCTTTTTCATGACTAACATGACTCCGCAAGAACCTACTCTTAATAGAAAATCTTGGAAAAACTTAGAAGAACGTATTAGACAGAACTCTACAAATCTAAATCTAGATTTAGTAGTGGTAACTGGAGCAGTCTATGAAGCTCAGCCTAAGTTAGTCAATAAAATACCTGTTCCTCAAGCCTACTATAAAGTAGTATTCTTTCCAGATGGAAAAACAGATGCTTACTATGCTCCCAATATTAAGGATAGCGTAGTTAAGCCTACTAGTATTAAAGATATTGAAACTTTTAGTGGTATTAGTTTTCAATTCTAAATAGAATCCACCTTAGGATCGTTGGAGGCTACGTAAAAGGCGTCCGCGTAATTACACTAACCCGCGTAGTGGTTCCCGTATAAAGTAAGCGGGATACTGGAGATTAATATGGAAAAGATTGTTGTTAATAAAGCTCAGTGCAAACTATGTGGTGATATTATCGAGTCTAAGCATCGACATGACTTTGTATGGTGTAAATGCGGAGAAATTGCAGTAGATGGTGGTAAATACTACGCTAAACGCTGTGCCAATAACCTAAGCAACATTATTGAACTTTCTGAATATGAAACTGTATAAATACTTTGATTTAGAAGGTGATCAATATATTACAGAAGCTCAAATTATTGAACAGTATTTTCCATATTGGTCACAAAGAATGGAAGCAGTAAATAAAAAGCATCTTATTAATTATCAACGATGTATTGAAGATTTTTGCGTATTACACTACGCATTTGAGGTAGATAGTTATGGCAAGTGAAGCAGGAAAGGGCAGTAAACAACGCCCACAACAAGTAAGTAATGAAGAGTATGCTCAACGCTGGGATATGATCTTTGCTAGGGATAATCCAATGAAGAGAAAAGATTCAGTTAAGCTATTTATTGATACTGAATTTAATGGGTTCGGTGGTCAAATTTTATCTATTGCATTAGTGCCCCTTGATAAGAGCTACCCTAGTTTTTATAAAGAGTTTAATATTACTGAGCCTTTACATCCTTGGGTTTCAGAAAATGTTATCCCAAATATGACTCTAGTACCAAAAAATAAACTAGAAATACAGCTAGACTTGGAAAATTATATTAATGAACTAGGTGATTGCATTATAATTGCAGACTGGCCTGATGATATTAAGTATTTTAACGACTTATTGATTACTGGACCTGGAATAATGTTGAACATTCATTCCAAATTGCTATTTGAGATTGATCGTACTCTAGAGTACACATCTAAAGTGCCACATCATGCACTACATGATGCAGAAGGTATAAGAGATACTTATATTAAAAATCTAAGCTTGAATAAGTAATATATTTGATGTAAAATACTATTTTAATCGTTGATAAAGAGCTAAACATGCGTCCTGTATTTTTCTATGTTTCTTGTGGCGTAGGTATGCACTATACCCATGTATATGATATGGAAGATTGTTCCGATGAACAAATTTCTGATGCAGCCTATCAGCTTGCTGCTGAATGTGCTGAGTCTTTTGGAGAGTTTGTAGAGGTAGATGACTACTACAATATGCAAGGAACTGATCGTGATATGGATCGAGTATTCTGCGACGAAGACCTTGAGTACTACTGGGAAGAGTATGATCCAGTAGAGCACGACTGCCAACGTCAAGGTGGTGGCTCTTTTAAAGAAGATATTGCTCGTTGGTAAATATTAGTACCCCCTGTAGCCTAATTGGTTAAGGCAGCAAACTCATAATTTGTTGATTACAGGTTCGAGTCCTGTCGGGGGGACCAAAAATTTAGTTGAAAATTTCTGAGTCAGCTGCTATAATACATTTATTATGACAGATAAAGAAATTTTGCTTAATTGCATACTAGTGCTACAACCTCAGTATTTTACTATATGTAAAAACTATAACTTATGCCCGGAATTAGTAATAGATACTTTTTCTAAGTTTAAAAATTATAACTTAGCATATCTTTTAAATAAAGATGCTAAAACTATTTCAAAGTTTCTATCAGAACTATTTCCTAATAGAACAAAGTCTGCTACAAAAATACATTCGTATATACTGCCTTTATTTGAACTAAAATACTGTAGTCACTGCAATAAAGTACATAGTATAGATAATTTTAGAAAAAACGCTAGTAGGAAAGACGGGCTACAAACAATGTGTAAAACCTGTCATTATACTACAACTAAAAAGACACAAACAGAACGTACAGCTACTTATAAGTGTAGCAAGTTACAAAGAACTCCAAATTGGGCTAATATTTCAAGAATAAAAGAAATATATAAAAACTGTCCCGAAGGTTATCATGTAGACCATATAATCCCACTACAGGGAGAATTAGTATCGGGGCTTCATGTAGAAATTAATTTACAATATTTACCTGCACAAGATAATTGTTCAAAACATAATAAATTTGAAGTATAAAAATACCCGCTTGATACTTTGTTATCAAGCGGGTATAATTTTTTATATTATTTGAAAGTATAAAAATGTTCAAACAAATTCCTAGAATTGGTTTTGCGTGTAAGATTCAACAAAGTCCGGGAACGGCAGATAAAGCCTTGAATACTAGTTCAACTACTATTGCTTGGCTATCTAAACAAACTAAACAAAAAGCATATGAGCGATTATACGCTCTTGCTAAGTTTAATATTGAAGCACTTAAAAAGCAAATCTTGTTCTTAGCTAAGCAGCCTGAACATTTGCGTATGTTTCGCATGACTAGCGACTTGCTTACTGCATATACGCATGAAGACTATATGTGGTGTTATCAAGAACTAGATATGCAAAACTTACTAGAACGCGGCTTTAAAGAGTGCGGCGATCTAGCACGTAAACACGATATTCGACTTTCATTTCACCCTGGGCAGTTCTGCGTTCTTGCCAGTGATAACGATCAAATCGTAGAAAACTCAATTTATGAGTTTGAATATCATACAGACATTGCTCGTTGGATGGGCTATGGTCAAGAGTTTCAAGACTTTAAAATTAATGTACACATTGGCGGTAAGCGCGGGCCTGAAGGCATTAAGCAAGTTCTTAAAAAACTCAGTCGCGAAGCTAGAAACTGTTTAACTATTGAAAATGCTGAGTTCTCTTGGCATCTTGAACACTCACTAGAGCTTAAAGACCGTTGCGCTTTAGTGCTTGATATTCATCATCACTGGATTGCTACCGGTGAGTATATTAAACCTAGTGATCCACGAGTACAGCAGGTTATTGAATCTTGGCGAGGTGTGCGACCCACACTGCACTATGCAGTTAGCCGTATAGAGCATGTAGGCAATCTTGACCGAGATCAACCATACGATCTTAAGCAACTATTGGCTAGTGGTCTAACTAAAGCTAAACTTCGCGCACATAGTGATTACTATCATAATACTTGGTGTAATCAGTGGGCTAAAGAGTTTTTACCATATGTTGATATTATGTGTGAGGCTAAAGAAAAGAATTTAGCTAGTTTTCAATTTGCACAGGGAGTTATTTAATGATTATAATTGCATATCTTTCACTATTTGATGGTGAAATTAAACAAGCAGCATACTACGACTGTTCACCCTTAGAGGCTATGAATAATTTTCTAGGTGGTGACTTTGATACTGAAGAAGATATATACGATTACTGTGCAAACTGTGATGCGTTTATTTCATATCTAGAAATTTAAACTTGTTTTTAGTAGTTAATCTCTGTATAATATTATTTACAGTTTGGGAAGCGTAGTTTAACGGTAAAACAGCGGACTTATATCCCGTGTGCAATAGATAATTGGCCAATGCAGGTTCGATTCCTGCCGCTTCTACCATTTTAAGAGATAAAAATGTCCTCATATCCAGATAAATTAATTGCAGTAGGTATGCGGTTTAGACCTACGCAAGATCAAGAATACCTAAAAAGTTTTATTCCTCAAATTAATGATCCAGGTAGTATTAAACCTGAGGTTGAGATTAAACATGAGTATAATACTAATGGAGTTAATGGGCAGGCCTACGCAGTGTTGATTAAGGGTGTACATGTTGCGTATATTCGCAATGCTGATATACCTCAATATGAGGTAGCAGCAGCACAAACACTCGCCGGTTACGGTGCTAAATACACTATCACTAAATATACTCCTAACTACTTAATTCTTCAACGACTTCCTTCTTCACTACAAAATACTGCGGCATATACTTTTGCAGCTTCAGGAACCTCTAAGCGCTTTGCTAATTTAACTAGCAACACTACTGGAAACTTAGTAGTAAATGGTGAAGAAGTAGCAACTAAAAAATACGTTAACGAACAGCTTAATAAATCTAAGGATACACAAATGAACATTCAATCTAATATGCGTGACTCTTTCTTTCGTGAGGTCAAGAATGTTGCAATCGACATCCAATCAGGAAAGTTCGGTGTACAGTCCCAAGACGGGATTTCTGTCTACGTTGATGGTGGCGTTTCCGTTAATCCTATTACTGATTTTGGTGTTAAAGTACCAGCTTTTGCTATGCGAGTGGCTGTAGAAACGCTAGAAGAAGGGGACATTATCATTAGCGGGCAAGATGCCTATTTCTTCAAGCAGAAAACTGAAAGTGGCTATGAAGTAGTTACGCTTAACGGCGAAGTAAAGCAGGTTGGGCAAGTAACCAACCTATTCTTCGGTAAGAATACTGTTCTAGCCGTTAAGAATATGTTTGGTGAAAATACCAATCCTATGATGATGGCTATGATGATGGGCGACGGCAAAGAGTTTGATATGAAAACTTTTGCTATGATGAGCATGATGGGCGGAAAGCAGATGGATCAAAATATGCTCATGATGATGATGCTAATGAATAAGTAAATTTTGACTTGTTTATCGCTAACTATTAGCGTATAATATTATTTCTGATTCGGCGAAAGATAAACAAAGAATCAGACTAAATCCTAGTAACTTGTCGACAGTTAGACTAGGGGGTCGGAAGTTAGCAAGACCTTTAAAAGATACTTAATACCGACTGAGTTCGAGTCTCAGCCCTTTTAGGGGATACAAAGGAGTGCGGATTACCTTAGGTATCACTAACACTATACCACAATGCCTCGGCGGAGGCGGTATAGTCAAGAAGCAACTTGTAGGACTTTACCTTGTTTTCGAACTTCGGGACAGCCAAAGATGCTTCTTAACTATACTGGTAACAAGCCGTAGACCAAGTACTCTGTTTCGACCCGACTCATATTTGGGCGACTTATGTGACAAGGCCAATGGGTTTGGTGAGCTACTGAATTATGAGATAACAGAAAGCCGTTACTAGTATTCCCAATTAGTCTAGACTCGGGTAGGAGTTCCCGTGATACTAGGTAGTTACCATGACAAATGAACCCCGTGTGGATTGCGATACCCGTCCCCTAATGACAGTATGGAGTGCCTGTCAGTATAGTAAATTGTTCTTAACGCAGAGTTTATTTATTCTAATAGTAGAACGGGAGTCATGCCCTTAGTATATCTAGTCTAAATAGATCTCGGAGAGATAACGCTAGAACCTACTTCTGAGCGAGATCGAAAAACATGGCACACGCTAGTACTTGTAGGTTTCAAGAAGTGCATGTGAAGTAGACGAAGAACAATTTCCTATACTATACCCTCGTAGGAGAATTGGTATATCCACCAGGTTTAGGCCCTGGGCTTAGTTGCGTGTCGGTTCGAGTCCGACCGAGGGTACCAAAAATTAAATTTGACTTTTATGTCTTCTAAATTTATAATATTTAAATGGAGGACACAAATGACAAATCAAGAATTAACAACTTTAATACTTAATAAACTTAATTTAGAGTATAATACAGTGCTAAGAAAGGCTAGATCCAATACTGCCGAAGTATTGGCCGGTGATATGATTTTAGCCATACTTGAGCAAGGTACAATACCAAAAGCTGCTAAACTATTGAATAGAGGTGCGCAAACCATTAATAGAGTATTAGATGAATACTTTGTTCCAAAATTTGGAAAGCTAAACGGCGGCAACGAAACTTGGAAGTGGAAATTACTAATATTTATTGAGTATAAACTTTGTATCTCCTGTAGAGAGATAAAGACCTTCAAAGAATTTGATATAGACAATAGTGCAACTTGTGGTAGACACCATTATTGTAAAAGTTGTAGAAAAGAATTAAATAAAATTGCGTATTCAAAAGACAGTACTAAAGAAGCACATAAACGGTCTTATGAAAAGAATTATACTAAAATTCTAGAGCGAAATCAGCACTATAAAGGTGAACGTTCTTTACGGTGCGTTAATTGGGAAGATATAAAAGGTTTACAAGAATTTTATAGGAACTGCCCTAAAGGGTTACATGTAGATCATATATTACCATTAAAAGGTGAGCTAGTATCTGGGCTACACGTTGTTGCCAATCTGCAATATTTAACTCCAGAAGAGAATATTGCAAAAGGAAACAGAATAGATCTAGAAGAGTATAACTTAAAGCATTATGGAACATAATGCCCGTGTGGTGAAATAGGAAGACACAAGGGATCAGCAGAAACTGATAGTCCCCTCTAATTAGAAATAGTTAGATAAACTGTGGGTTAATTCGGGAGAGTCTGTAAAATGGCAATCGCGAGCCAAGCCAATACTACAGTATTGGAAGGTGTAGAGACTACTGGAGAGGTTTAGCCCTCTTAATAACCAGCAAGAACGCCCACTACCTTAACAAGTAGTGTTGAAGGTAAAGAGATAGTCCGGGCCTTTAGGAAACTTTAGGACATAACCGCTTAAAATCCCTCGCGCAAGCATGCCGGTTCGATTCCGGCCACGGGTACCAAATTAAAGAACAGGGTTCGCAGACTGAACAAGTCTTAAACGTTCGAGCGATTAAATAGAAGATACCTAGGCACTGTCGGTTGCATCGCGGTTCTAGCCCTAAGAACGGAGATAATATGCAAGAAAAAGTTCTCAGATTTACTGCTAGTTGGTGTCAACCATGTAAGGCACTTGCCAAAAACTTGGAAAGTGCAGATTTAGGTATTGATGTAGAAGTAGTAGATATTGATGTACACCCAGATCTTGTAGATGAATATATGATCCGCGGAGTACCAACACTACTACATCTCCCTAGTAAACATTCTATTAGCGGTGTTAAGACTGTAGAAGAAATCAGAAAGTGGCTTGCTACTTGTAAGTAATTGTTGTATAACCTTTGATATAAAGGCGCGTTGGACGGCGGTTCGATTCCGCCCAGGTCCACCAAAAGCATACTGCCAGTCGCTCTGGTCGTTTGGAACTATTCTAGAAATGGGGTTCGATTCCCTAGTATGCTTTTGATGGGCCTGACCTGGTTTCGACAGCGTGAGATAGTTGATAGGGCAACACGTCAGGAGTAGACGTAAAAAGCAAATAAAGTAAACGCAAACGATAATACCTTTGCTTTAGCAGCCTAAATACTGCTTAGGGTTTGTTTATTTTCCTAGTAACAGAAAAATAAACTTGAATTACTTTAATTAAACTTATAAAATACTATTTCTGAGTTTAATTAAAAGAATTCATAAACTGGGCGGTTGGTATAATTGGGAACACACTTGCCTTGCACGCAGGAGTCGGGGGTTCGAATCCCCCACTGTCCACCATAATGCGAGTATAGCTCAGTTGGTAGAGCAGAGGACTTTTAATCCTAAGGTCGTGGGTTCGAACCCCGCTACTCGTACCAAATACAGTACCCTTGTCGGTTAATGGAATAAACCAATGGCCTACGAAGTCATGACTGTAGGTTCGAATCCTACCGAGGGTGCCACGAATAAATATACTGGTGAAGTCCTAATTTAATATAGTATGAATTACAGAAAATAGCTATATTAAGCAATAGGCTACTCTGAATCCGGGAACTTTAGGGTAATCGTGACGGATATAAGACTAGTAACTGGACACTAGAAACTTGATGCACCTATTGACTAGTATATTTATTCGTGGTATGAGGCTGCGTGGAGCAGGCGAAGGCTGTGAACCTTTTGCGAATGAGTTCGACTCTCACATATCACCCCAATTATGGACAAAGAAATATTTGAATTACTAAAACTTCTTGCTGGAGATTCAGGCGTTTCAGACTACTGGAAGCAAAGAATCGGGGCCATTCTGGCCCGAGTACAGCAAGAACCTAGAAATTACTGTGAAGTAGTTGAAGATTAATGCTACTTTAGCTGATGTGGTCATAGCGGAGGTTTGAAGAACCTTTGAACTTGGTTCGATTCCAAGAGGTAGCACCAATAAGCTCCTATAGTATAATGGCTATTACTGCGGCTTTGTAACCCGCGAATCTGTGTTCGACTCACAGTGGGAGCACCAAAAACATATGAATAAAATAATCCTTTCGTTTTTCGACTATAGTGGTAACTGGCCAAAGTACTATCGTGAAGCTGGCTATGAGGTATACTCTCTAGATATAAAAAATGGATTTGATATTCTTGAACTAGACGTGTATAATGATATTATTCCACTGGGAAAGATTCACGGAATTTTAGCAGCCCCTCCATGTACTGATTTTGCTGGAAGTGGTGCACAATACTGGAAACAAAAAGATTTAGACGGGCGTACAGATGCTAGTTTAAAACTAATTGACAAAGTACTAGAAATAATTGAAGTATGCCAGCCTTGCTGGTGGGCACTAGAGAACCCTGTTGGTAGACTACAAAAGCTACGTCCACAACTAGGAAAACCTTGGCACTTTAATCCTTGCGATTTTGGTGATCCGTACACAAAAAAGACAGGATTATGGGGTAACTTCAATAAAGAACTTGTAAAAACTCCTGTTAAACCTAATCCTAATTCGTGGATTATGAAATTGGGTGGTAAATCTGAACGCACAAAAGAATTAAGGTCAATGACTCCGCTAGGGTTTGCAAAAGCTTTCTTTCTAGCTAATCCATAGCCCTGTTAGCTCAATCGGGAGAGCACTGCACTGTCACTGCAGAGGCAAGGGGATCGAAACCCCTACAGGGCGCCATACTAAAATTTGAGGAGATTTTACTATGGGTTTAGCAACTAGGCATCCTCATATAGTAAAAAACTTACGTATACTATGGGGTACAAAAGAGTGTAAAGAATACTTAGAAGGGTTAATAACCACTTCTAGACCCAACAGGCAAGGTTTTGAATTTCAAATTCTAATAGAAATTCTAGACTTTGCTGAGCAACATAAACAAGAATTTCCCAAACTATACCGCACAGATGTTTGGGATATAGTTTGAAAAATTTGAGTTTGAAACCTTTTACTTAAAGTTGTATAATATATCTTTAAGTGAGATTACAAATGAAAAGCATTCCAGTAACACCAGAGCTAATTCAAATCATTGAAAATGCAGTCGAAGATTCAATGAGTACTATCTCTGAGTGTGAAGAACAGCTTGAACATTACACTGATAATGCTAAAAAGCTGCTTATAACTTCTTTAGAACGACGCAAACAGCTATTAGCAATCGCTAAAGATTTGCTAGAGCGATATAAAATTTGACGCGAGGTGTGGAAAAGGCATCCGTTTGGTCTCATAAGCCAAAATTCCCGGTTCGAATCCGGGCCTCGCAACCAGTTTTGGGATGACTTCAGCAACCATATACACTTATGGAGATGGTCGAGGCTTTCAGATATCTATTTATAGATATCGGTGTCGACGAACGTTTGGGTAACGGTTTTCGTTTAATAAACAGTTACAAAGCATCCCGTTGATTTTAGGTTAACTACAGCAATAAACAGAAATTTCTTACAAATTATCAAGAAACCAAAAACTTAACCTGGAGATATTTAAAAAATGACTACTTTTGCTCAAGCTGTACAAAATCAAGAAGTTCGTACCCAGAATGGGATGAAAGCATTTAAGGCAACTGAAAATGCTTGTACTGATCTTTTCTTTAAGATTGGTGCATCTCGTGGTAAGGATATTATTCCTGATTTTGTCGCAGCTCTAGTAGAGAACAAGGATATTGCGCTACGCATTGCACAATGGGTTCGTGATATTCGTCAAGGGGTAGGTGAACGCCAGATTTTCCGTGATATTTTGCAATATCTGGAAAAGAATGATATGGAGTCTGCAATTCGTCTAGCTAAAAAGGTTCCCGACCTTGGTCGCTTTGATGATTTGTTTGCGTTTCAAACCCCTAAGATGCAAGACGTAGGGTTCGAACTAGTGCGCCAAGCTCTTGCCGAAGGCAACGGTCTGGCGGCTAAGTGGACTCCACGTAAAGGCCGTGTGGCGGAACAATTCCGTCAGTATCTTGGTTGGTCACCAAAGTTCTATCGTAAAACTCTAGTCAATTTGACTAAAGTTGTAGAACAACAAATGTGCTCTAAGCAGTGGGAAGAGATTAATTTCTCCCATGTTCCTAGTCTAGCACATGCACGTTATAAGACTGCATTTTTCCGTAATACTCCCAAGTACGCAGAATATGTAGCTAAACTTAAAGAGGGCGATAAAACTGTAAAAGTTAATGCTGGTGCAGTTTACCCTTATGACGTGCTAAAGGGAGTTGCTAACCTTTATTATACTGCTGAGTATAACCAAACTCAAAAGGATTTGATTGTAGCTCAGTGGAAAGCGCTGCCAAACTACGTAGGTTCTGCAAGTATTCTACCGATGGTAGATGTTTCAGGCTCTATGAGTTGTGCAGCCGGTAGTAAAGGTTCAACTACCTGCATGGATGTTGCAGTTTCACTAGGCTTATACCTTAGTGAAAAGAACCAGGGTAAGTTCAAGGATTTGTTCCTTACTTTCTCTGGTACTCCTGAACTACTTAGCCTCAAAGGTGATGTAGTTCAGCGTGCACAACAAATGGTTAAATCTCTGTGGAATATGAATACTAACCTACATGTGGCCTTTGATAAAGTGCTGGGTGTAGCAGTGAAAAATCAAGTACCACAAAGCGAAATGCCTGAAATTTTGCTTATCCTTTCGGATATGCAGTTCGATCATTGCGCTGAGTACGACCATAATGCTATGCAAATGATTGCCAGCAAATATCAGCGTGCTGGCTATCAAGTGCCTAAAGTTGTATTTTGGAATCTAAACGCCAATGATAATGTTCCTGCTAAGTTTAATCAACAAGGCGTGGCACTTATTTCGGGATTCTCGCCTTCTATTATGAAGGCAGTCCTTAGTGGCGATTTAGAAGAATTTACTCCTGAAGCAATTATGCTGAAAGCTGTAATGAGCGATCGTTATAGTTTGTAGGATAGAGGGCAATTTGCCCTCTTTTCTTTTGGAGAAAAGAAATTTAAACTTGTTTTCCTATTCAATCATTGATATAATATTATTTCAATGATTGATAAAGAGCCTTCTGTCAGTTTACTGATTTGCTAGCCAATCCTCCTCAAAGTTGCTAGATACTATGAAGGTTCTTTATCAATCAAAAGAGGTACATATGCTATATATTATTTACGCAGACTCTGCTCAATATGCTGGGTATGGACAACATTTTATAGTAAAAGCCAACTCCATAGCTCAGGCAGAAGAACTAGTAGAAGATTCAGCCAATGAGTACTTCTACGAATTATATATGGATGAACTAGAAGAGGATGGTCTTACAGAAGAAGGTATTTTCTACTCTATTTGCTCTGTAGAAGAGTTTACAGAACAACATGAGTGCTGGAAGTACTATAAAGACCCGTCTCAGAGTGAATTCTATACAGAAGCAAACTTTTAAGCTTGGTTAGCTCAGCGGTAGAGCAATGCCCTTACAAGGCGGAGGCCGTAGGTTCGATCCCTACACTAAGCACCAATTTAATGCTTCCTTAGCTCAGTTGGTTAGAGCAATCGCTTGATAAGCGATAGGTCCGCAGTTCAAGTCTGCGAGGGAGTACCAAACGTGAGATAGCTCAAGTGGTAGAGCTGCAGCTTCATACGCTGTTGGTTATAGGTTCAAATCCTGTTCTCACGACCAAGTTACTGTGGGTGTGGCCGAAAGACTAGGCAGTTGACTGCAAATCTTCTCAATGTAGGTTTGAATCCTACCACTCACTCCAGAATTACTCAGTGTAGGCTAGTTTGGTTAAGTCGCCTGCTTTGGGAGCAGGAAACCGTAGGTTCGAATCCTACCACTGAGACCAGTTTAATCCCGAAATAGCTCAATCGGTAGAGCGCTAAAAATAGTATTCTGTAAGAATATTTACCGCATCTTTAACTTCCACTTGTAATGGAGAGGTTCTAGGTTCGAATCCTAGTTTCGGGGCCAATTTTTGGATACTTTCAGCAAAATTTTTAATGGTTCGATTCCATTGTTTCGTCTTAGCGAGATAAGCCTAATGGTAGGCACAGTATCCTGATGGAGAATACTATGTTTCAAAGCAAAAAAGAGTTTCTACGTACCGTTTATCCACTAACACTTAAACATAGAGTACAGCAAGTACTTTATGCATGGTTTTTAGTGCATACTACACCCTACGTAGCATATCATTCGTTTATTTCTAAATTTAGAGAACTACAATGGGATCAGGACAAAAAGCGTGGGCAGAAGAGCTAGAGCAGGAAGCTTGGGAACATGCTAAAAAGAAATTTCAAGAAATTCCTCAAACTCAAGCAATTCAGCTAATACAGGACACGCTAGATGACTTACAAAGATTTGTAAGCTCTGATCCAGCCCTAACAAAAGTTCAATGGTCTAGAATTGAAAACTGTATTAAACGCTGCAAAGTATTAGTGTAAATCAATTCCGCAGAACCCGAGCAAGGTGCATGGGCTTGACTGTTAATCAATGGCTAGCAGGGTTCGATTCCCTGATGCGGAGCCAAGCGTTCATCGTATAATGGTTATTATCACAGCCTTCCAAGCTGAGGATCTCGGTTCGATTCCGAGTGGACGCTCCATAATTAAACTTATTAAGGTAGGTTTAATTATGGTCATGGAGACCAATAAGGAGAAAATTATGGCTTGTAAACCTAAAAAAGGCGGAAAAAAGAAAAAGTAATTTAACGGGTCGGCAATCCAATTGGCGATGGAACCTGTCTTGAAAACAGTCGAGGCCTAATAAGCCCTTGAGAGTTCGACTCTCTCTCGACCCGCCACTACTTATTTAGGATCGTTTCAGCAAATAAAATACACCAGACTGCTAATCTGACTTGTAAAAGGTCGATCCTGTTGAAAGAATACAATGGCTAATATTTTTATAGTATCAGATACCCATTTTGGACATTTAGGGGTTACGCAGTTCCTACGCAGAGATGGGGTAACAAAACTACGCCCTTGGTCTACTATAGAAGAAATGGATGAAGCTCTAGTTGAAAACTGGAATAGTGTGGTTAGACCTTGTGATAAGGTTTACCACCTGGGCGATGTAGTTATTAACCGTCGTGCCATGTCTACACTTTATCGTCTTAATGGTGATAAAGTTCTGATTAAGGGCAACCATGATATTTTTAAGCTAACAGAGTATACTGAGCACTTTAGAGATATTAGAGCTTATCATGTAATGGATAAGCTAATCTTTAGTCATATTCCAGTTCATCCTGAATCTCAAGGTAGGTTTCGTGGTAATGTACATGGGCATCTACACGATAAGCGTGTAATGCTAACTAATAAGTATAATCAAGAAGTTATAGACCCGTTTTACTTCAATGCTTCTGTAGAGAGTATTAACTATATTCCTATAGCTTTTGAAGAGGTTAGAAAGTATTTTAAGGGTGATTAACTAGCGAGGAGCTAGGACTGCCTGCTAAGCAGCTCGTACTGAGTTTCAGTATGTGAATCGTGCTCACAGTCACCCGCCAGTTATTTCCGCCGTTCGGTTAATTGGAAAAACCAAGGGACTTCTACTCCCTGACTGGGGGTTCGAGTCCCTCACGGCGGGCCAGAAGGGGTATGGTGTAAAGGTAACACATGAGATTTTGATTCTTTTGTTCTAGGTTCGAGCCCTAGTACCCCCTCCAAAAGCTGTATTTATCCTTGACTTTAAGAGTCTATTTTTATATAATAAAAGTATCAAAGATTATATATATATATAAAAATAATAGTGGCAATACAAACGGACGATACGATCACTACAATTCATTAAAGTAAGTATTTGAACCCGTTGCTAATACCAACGGGTTTTTTCATTTGAAATTAACGTTCTTCAGTGATATAATATTATTTTAACAGTGAGGAAACCATGATTTCTAAGATTGTTCGAGTAGACTACGACCCCACCAATAAACAGCATCGTGATGCACTATTTAAGTTTATTGACGAAGCTAAATGGGATAACTATTTTAATCTAAAGTATCCATACAAAGAACTACCTTATCAGTTGTACCTGCAAACCTTGCAATACTATCGTGCGCAAGAATGTAGTACTGGTAAGTAGGGGGAGCAATATTGCAAAAACTGACAGCCCTCGTAACCTTAGCTGTCACGGAATATACGCCCCGATATTCCTAATAGGAGGTACCTATGTCAACTGTAGCAACCGCGCTTTTATGCTTAGCTCTTAATGTATATTATGAGGCTAGAGGTGAAAGCTATGTGGGAAAAGAAGCTGTAGCCCATGTCGTAATGAATAGGCTTAAAGCACCTGAGTACCCAGATACGGTCTGCGAGGTGGTTTATCAACCAGGTCAATTTTCATGGATTACTATGAAATTGAAAAAACCTCAAGGACCTGCTTGGAAAGATGCACAGCACATAGCTCAAAAAGTTTTGGATGGCGAAAGTCGTGATCCTACACTTGGAGCTACGCACTTCCACAATACAAAACTTCCTTATACGTGGAATAAGAAGTATACACGTACTAAAGTAATTGGCCTACATGCCTTTTACAAGAAGAAAGCTCGCCCTAGGGGAGTGAAACTATGAAGTACATTTTAACATTTGAAACTAAAGTTGTAAATGGTTTTGTATTAAAAACATTTACAAAAGTGCTCGCTTAACGGAGTAAATTATGCCTAATCACATTGCTGAACTATTTAGTAAACTTCCTATGATCGGATTCGAGGATTTTGTTAATAAAACTATTGATAAGTTTCCTTTCTGGAACGGTTATCACGATAAAGAACAAGATACGTATATTATTGAGCTAGCTGTTGCTGGTTTTGATAAACAAGATATTTCTGTAACCAGTAACAATGGCGTTGTTACCGTAAACGGTAATAAAGCACTACCAGATTATCTTGAGAATATGGTATCCTTCTATCGTGGAATCGCACTACGTTCATTTAGCCGAGAGTTTATGATTGGTAAACTTTATGAGGTTACTAAAGTGCAGATGAAGAATGGTATTCTTACTATTCATGTTAGTAAGGTAGGGTCTGAAAAAGACAATTCAATTCCTATTGAGGATTGATAAAAGGAGGCCAAGAGCCTCCTTTTTTATTTTTAAAATTCTCTATTGACTTTATTATGATAAACTGATATAATGTAAATTCAATGGAGATTTTATGTTTATTGAAAATAAAGATTATTTAATAGGTTTAAAATACGTAGCTACCTATACAGGAGCTACTAAAACACACTATATATTTAGAGGGGAGTTTACAGAATTCTCTATATCCAAAGCAAACACACTGTCTATTAGACAAGTATTTAAGTATATTAAACTATGATGGAATTACTGTACTATTATGTACTATTTAGCCTAACTACTAGTATTTACTCTTGGTTTATGGTATATCGACCACTAAAAGCTAAATTAATTGATAATGATATTGAGCACTTATATGTAAAAAGGCCCTTACTATCCTCTTTAGTTTTTATGGCATTTACTTGTTTACTAAGTCCTATATTTTTTGCAGTAGTTCTGTCTGATAATATCAAAGAAGCTCTTATTGAAGGGATGTATGAAGGATCACTATAATATCTCTGCTAAAGTAGTTGCGGATTCCATTAGTAATGGTATTCGTATTACTACATTGCAGTTGCACTACCCACGCTTTATCCATGCTGAGTTTATGACTCACCGACTATTTAGTCGTAATGCCTCTAGTTCTCGCGCTATCCCAATTACTAGCGTTATCGACCAAGTGACCCAATCACCGGCTACGCCGGAACACTGGGGTAAGAACCAGAGTGGTATGCAAGCTAAACATGAACTAGACATTCCAGCACGTGCACGATCACAACAAGAATGGATGCTTGCACTAGACTCAGCGGTTGAACATGCTAAAAAGCTTCAAGAGTTTGGATGCCATAAGCAAATCGTAAACCGTATCCTAGAGCCTTTTCAACACATTAACGTGATTATGACTGCTACAGAGCTTACTAACTTTTTCTGGCTGCGTAATCACGAAGATGCTCAACCTGAAATTAAAATTCTAGCAGAACGTATGCAAGAGGCCATTGATGCTAGCACTCCTGTAAAACTAAAGTTTGGAGAATGGCATCTACCGTTTGTTAGTACTTATAGAGATCAATTTGGTGAGTTTCTATGGTATTTTGATGAAAACGGAGAAGATATTTCGCTAGAAGAAGCTCAGAAGATTTCAGCCTCTGCATGTGCACAAGTATCCTATCGCAAAAATGACCTTAGCCTAGAAAAAGCTGCAATGATCTGGGATAGGTTAATCTTCTCTGAACCATGTCACGCTTCTCCAGTTGAGCATCAAGCTACTCCTATGCTGTATACAGATGCTAGGTACTATGATAGTCCAGAATCTTGGCAGCCAGGTACTACACATATGACCGCTAATGGTGAGTTGTGGTCTGGTAATTTCCGAGGTTGGGTACAACACAGAAAACTACTAGCAAACGAATCGAAATGGTAATTATTAATGTCACTAGGTAAAAGTGCTGTAGAACTAGCCGCCGATTTAGCGGCAGGTTTAATCACAGAAAAAACAATTAAACAACTTTATGGGGATACAATGCTAACCACAGTACTAGGTATTGGTGGAGGTATTGCCGTAGGGTACATAGCCGATGCTACATTAAAGGCTCTTGATAGAGAAACCGGCATCGTATCAGATTTAGGAAGTTTAGTAGACGATGTTCTAGACTTATTTTAAATCATTAGCCCTCTTGTCGATAAGAGAAAAAACTATATGGGACGACATAAAAAATTTAGTGAGTACCACGAAGGTGCTGCACAACTAGTTCCTAAAACTCATAACCAAGAGTTGCTTATTAAAGCAATAGAAAAGCACCCAATAACTTTAGCTATTGGGCCAGCAGGCTGCGGAAAAACTTATGTTAGCGCCGCAATGGCTGCAAAATACTTCTACAATGATTACGTGGACAGGATAGTGCTTTCTAGAGCTAATGTGCCAACTGGCAGGACTTTAGGTCACTTCCCCGGCACAGTAGAAGATAAGTTAACTCCTTGGGTAACCCCTGCATTAGATGTATTGAGAAAGTTCCTCGGAGATCACAAGTATCAATATGCTATGGAGAAAAAACAAATTCAACTACAACCGCTAGAAACAATTAGAGGGCGTAGCTTTGAACAAAGCTTTATTGTTATCGACGAGGCACAAAACCTATCTATAGAAGAAGTAATTTCTATAACTACAAGATTAGGTGAGTACTCTAAGCTCCTACTTTTAGGTGACCCATTTCAAACCGATATTAAAGGCCAGAACGGTCTTGTATGGTTTGATGAAATAAGCAAAAAATACGGGCTAGATGTTCCTGTAGTACATTTTGATCTAGATGACGTTGTTAGATCCAAAATTGTCAAGGATATTCTAGTAGCATTGTATAAAGAGTTTGAAAATTAATAACTTGAGTATACATGCTTATTACTGTATAATATATTTATAAATTGATAAGAGGGCTATATGATTAAGTTTAAATATAAGAAGGCAAATGGCGAGATTTCTAACCGGACTGGTATTGTCGTTTCTTCTCCTGCCAAGCATTATAGTATTCTTGATTTATCTGATCTTACTGAAGATGAACAAGCGTCTTTTAATGATATTTATGAGCAATACTTGGAAGAAAAAACGACTCTTTTAGAAGAACTGGATGCTAAGTTTGGTATTCAGAGTATGATTAAGAAATACTTTAAGAACTTTAATCCTGAAGGTATTCAAGACGTAGAGATTGTTACCAATGCGGGTTAAAGGTAAAAATCATATGAAGGTCATTGATGGCATTGCTACAGATGCAATGCAGACTATCACTGAGCTTCAGAACTTGCAATTTGACCCTAACGATCCTTTTGTTAAAGTTAGGTATGATAAGCTGTTTAACGTATCTAACGGATTTTTATATCTATATAACATGATGATGGAACAAAAACAAATTCCATCACCAAAAAACCAACGTAGGTTTCACGAAGTTTATCATTAAAAATATTCATTTGATTTTAATGATTTAACGCTGTATAATACTATTTCAATTTGATTAACACAACTGGAGAAATAAAACATGGCATGGACTGATGAAAAGAAAGCGCAAGCTGTTAAGATGTATACCGAAGCTGACCCGACCCCTGAAAACTCTGTAGAGATTGTCAAGGAAGTTGCTGAGGCTCTTGGCGAAACTACTAATGGTGTTCGCATGATCCTCTCTAAAGCTGAAGTATATGTTAAGCAGGCTGCGTCAGCATCCAAGTCTAGCACTACTAAGGATTCTGAAGATAAGCCGAAGCGTGTTTCCAAGGCTGATTCTATTCAGGCACTTTCTCAACTTATTGAATCTGAAGGTATCACTCCTGATGCTGAAATCCTTGATAAGTTGACGGGTAAGCAAGCAGTATACTTTACTGAACTTTTGAAGAAGTTCCTTTAAGGAGTAGTTAAATGGCTAGAAAGCGGGCTAATGCAGAACATGAGAATCTAACCGATTCTAATATTGAGAAAGTAATTGGCCTTCTTTCTGCTGAAAAGCCTATTACTAAGAAGGCTGCATGTGAAATCTTATGTATTAGTTATAATACTACTCGATTAGATAGTATTATTAATAATTACAAAGATAAAAAAGATCACGAGCGTCTACAGCGTGAGAAAAAGCGTTATAAGGCAGCTTCCAAAGAAGAAATTGATTTGATAGTTACTTCTTATTTGGAAGGTGAGCCAATTAGTAAAATTGCTAATAGTATTTACCGCAGCGATAATTTTGTAAAGAATATTTTAGAACGTGTATCTTGCCCTAAACGTATTCAAGGAGCAGATTACTGGACGCCTGAACTAATCCCTGAAGCTGCCATGCGTGAAAAGTTTGAAGTAAATGAGCGCGTATGGTCGGCAAGATACAATTCTATGGCAATTATTAAATCACTAGTACCCAATCAGCCAGAAGTTTATAGAGTTTGGCTAGATGCTGAAGAATGGCAACAGTTTGCCTATCAGCCGTATTGGGAGTTGGCTAGCTTAGACCATTTGAGACAACAAGGAATTACACTATAATGAACTTTGATATTTTTAAGCAAAAAATGAATGAGGCAGGCGATGCATACGTTTATTACGTTAGTCCTATCTCTAATAAGCAAAAATATCATATTTGTACCATTGAACTGGATAACTGCAAATATATCACAGACAAACTCTCACAACGACCGGCCATGTCAGTTCCTAAACCTGGAACGGTCAGGGCCTTTTGCTGGGACTTGGACGACTTCAAAAATATTGAAATCTCACAAGTAGTTTCAGTAGTCCCACTATCCTCTATGTTGCGATAACATGGGATCAGGAGATAGATTTACTTATGGGCGATCACGTGGGTTCGGATTAGGAATCCATTTTGATAAGTTCCCTTTTCAACTAACTATTAGTTGTGTTTTGTTATTTTGGTATATTTCAGTAGGCTTCGGAAAAGCATACGATGAGTGAGGATTTATTTAGTAGAACTCTCTACTATAATCCTGAAAAAGAAATACAAGTACGCATTACTATTAATGAGTTTAGAAACGTACAGTACTTACACATACGAAAGTACTTTCTAGACTTTGAAGGCGAATGGGTTCCAACTAAAGATGGAATCTCAATGCCATTAGAAATATCTAGTACCTTAGCATTATTTCTAGCTGTATCTGAGTTAATATCAGAAGCAGAAAAAGGCTTGATTGATGAAGCCTTATATGATATAATTAATTCTTATAATGAAAGTGTAACTAAAGATGACGCAATCCATTTCTGAATTTCTTGATACAGCTAGTAAACATTACTACGCAGGTCAACCTATTATCAGCGATAGTCAGTTTGATTATCTTGCTGATATGGTAGGTTACAATCGTTTGGGTTCAACCCCTGATCGGGGTCTAACTGCAAAGCACACCTACAAGCTCTATTCTTTGCAAAAGTACTATGCTGGTGAAGGTAAAGTTCCTTTGGCAGATTATACTAAGCAAAAGATTACAACCCCTAAGCTAGATGGCGCAGCTATCTCGGCTCTATATGTAAATGGCTTTCTTACTCAAGTACTGAAACGGGGTGATGGTGAGACTGGTGAAGTAATTACTGATAAGTTCTTACTTTGCCCTGATAAGATGTTACCTATTTACATTGATGATTTGCGTACTATTCAAGTAACTGGCGAAGTAGTAGCCCCTAAGTCTATTCCTAATGCTCGTAACTACGCATCCGGAGCATTGGGGCTTCTAGATACTGTTGAGTTCTCTAATCGTGATCTGTACTTTGTTGCATATGACTGTGCAGGTATTGAGTTCGATTACTACACTCAAAAACTTGAATTTTTGCATAATCTTGGGTTTAATACTGTTCAAGATACTGACTTTTGTGATAACTTCCCACACGATGGTGCAGTAGTTAGAGTAAATTTGCAGAAAGATTACGATGACCTCGGGTTCACTTCTAAACATCCTCGCGGTGCTTATGCTATTAAGAATCGCACTAGTGGCCTTGGAACCATTCTTAGGGAAGTTATTTGGCAAACAGGAAAATCTGGAAAGGTTACTCCAGTGGCTATTTTTGACCCAATCTGTATTGACGGGGCTAATATTAGTAGAGCTACTCTTAATAATCCCGGTTTCATCAAAGCCCTAGATTTAGATATTGGTGATATGGTATATATTGAACGGGCTGGTGGCATCATCCCATGCGTAGTAAGATCAGAAAAAATCTAGTTGATTATGTTCAACTATAGTGCTATAATGTATTCATACAGTGATTGAGAGAGAATAATGATTCAAATACCTACGACCTGCCCCGCTTGTAATAGTAACTTGGAAATGGTTAATGAGCAGTTGTTTTGTAGGAATAAGGAATGTTCTGCTCAAACTCTGAAAAAGATTCAGCATTACTGTAAAGTAATGAAGATTAAAGGCATGGGTGAGAAAACTCTAGAAAAACTAGATTTTGAAAAAATTCACGATCTATATGATTTTAGCGTTCATTACTATGTCGATGCCCTTGGTGATACTATGGGCAACAAGTTGTTTAAAGAAGTTCAACAATCTAAGACTATTCCTCTTAATGTTGGTTTAGCCGCTTTTAGTATTCCACTAATCGGTGAAACAGCATCTAAGAAGTTGGGAACAGTATGTAAAACTATTGATGATATTTCAAAAGAATCGTGTAAACAAGCAGGACTTGGTGAAAAAGCAACGGCTAATCTCTTAGAATGGATTGACTCACAGGAATACGTTGGATTACCGATTAATTTAACTTTTGAAGAACAAACGGCTAGTGAAACTTCTAAAAATATTTCAGTATGTATTACTGGGAAGCTGCTAAACTTCAAGAATAGAAGTGATGCTGCTAAATATCTTGAATCGTTAGGGTTTACTATTACTGATTCAGTAACTAAAACCACTAATATTCTTATTGACGAAGAAGGTAAAGCTTCTTCTAAGCGTGAAAAAGCTGAAAAACTAAACATCCCGATTATTACAATCGAAGAACTTATTAAGGAATATAAATAATATGACTACTGCTAAATGGACTGACGAACGTACTCAACAACTTCAAGGCATCGTTGGCGATGAAAGCCCAGTTTCTGTGAAAACTGTTGAAGCCGCTGCTGAGACTCTTGAGACTACTACTCGTTCCGTAGCTGCTAAGTTGCGTAAACTTGGTTTTGAAGTTGCTAGCATGGCTAAGGTTCATACTTCTGCTTTTAGCCAAGAAGAAGCTGATGCTTTGAGTAACTTTGTTAATCGTTATGCCAACCAGTATACCTACGCTGAAATTGCTGAAAACTTTGCTGATGGTAAGTTTACTGCAAAGCAAGTTCAGGGTAAGATTCTTTCTCTTGAGTTGACTAGCTTGGTTAAGCCTACTGAAAAGGTTGAAGCTGCTCGCTCTTATACTGGTGAAGAAGAAACTGCGTTTGTTCAACTTGTTAAGGCTGGCAAGTTCGTTGAAGAAATTGCTGATAAGCTTGGTAAGAGCATTAATTCAGTTCGTGGTAAGGCTTTGTCTTTACTGAAGTCTGGCGAAATTGAAAAGATTCCTGCAATGAAGGAGTCTCACGCTAAAGAGAAGGAAGATGCTCTTGAAGCTCTTGGCGATGTAACTGGTATGACTGTTGCTGAAATTGCTGAAGCAACTGGTAAGACTGAGCGCGGTATTAAGACTACGCTTACTCGTCGTGGTATTACTTGTGCTGACTATGATGGTGCAGGACGTAAGGAAAAAGCTGCTGCAAAAGCCGCTGAATAATTCTTAATTATTATTTGCAAAATGGCGGTTTTGTTTTAACAAAGCCGCCATTTTTAGTTTATAGACTATGAAAGTACGAATTACATATTATGACCATACTTCTCTTACAAAAGATGAAGTAATTCGCCAAGCTAAAGAGTTATTTGGCGAATATACCGAAGTAGAAGTATTTCCAAGCTCTAATGATCCTTGGGATATTGTGTACTTCGGACTACAACAAGCAATAACCTATGATCAATTAGGCATACTTTTTGATTCTGGAGGGTTATATAATGATAAGTTAAAAGAATTAAAAGAAACAGTACTATCAAGACTAGTAAATGAGTTAAATACAGTTATCAAGGATAACGAGACAAGAGTTTCCTAAACATGGATATTGGGGCAATAGTTTTACATAAACTGCTAAAAGAGAAGAGCCTAGAGGCATGGGCTAGAATTAAACTTGCCTTTCTTGACCCTTCATACAGTAGCTTATATACTGCTATTACCAAGTATTACAATAAGTATAATACTATACCTAGTTTCGAAGACTTAGAACTTACTACTAGAGATACACCATTAACTAGGGCGCTTGCCTCGTTAAAAGATTTAGAAGTCCCGGATGTAGAAATAGACTTAGCTATTGATGCTTTAATTGACAGTTATACGCAAACTGAAGCATTGAGAATGATAGATAGGTTTATTGACAATATAACACTTTGTACCACTCAAGAGATTAAAGATAATATTGCAAATATTGCAATGAAGCTAGATGAAAAGACTCATACTAGTGAAACAGTTATCTCTATGAATTCTATTTCGCTGTTTAAGCGTGATGAAGATAAAAATCATGCTAGATTCCCCCTTGGTATTAACAATACCTTTGATAGTGCACTTGGTGGAGCCTATAGACAAGAGTTAATCCTTGTAGGCGGTAAACGTGGTTCTGGTAAATCAATTGTATGTACAAATCTATGTGTTAATCAACTGGATATTGGCAATTCTGCTGTGTACTTTACTATTGAAATGACGGGTAATGAAATCTTTGAGCGTCAACTATCTATAATGTCGGGCGTGTCCCACGCCAAAGTACGACAGAATAACCTAGAGTTTACTGATATTATTAAATTGGTAAAAGCTAGAGCATCTATGTTTGAAGATGCAGATAGTTTAGTCAATGAATTTCTAGAGCATAAAGATAAGTTCAAGTTTGAAAGTGATTTACTTCGTACAAAATCTCTCAAGCAAAATCAATTAGTAATTATTGATGATAGAGAGTTAACTATAACTGCAATTGATCTTCATTTACAAAAGCTAAAAGCTCAACTAGGTGATGGGTTGAAACTAGCAGTTATTGACTACTTGAATCAGATTGTAGTACCTGGTAGTGAAGAAGGCATGTATGACTGGGCTACACAAATTTATATCTCTAAAAAGATGAAAGAGTTTGCTAGAAAGTACGATGTTTGTATTTTCTCACCATATCAGATTGATGATTCTGGTGGCACACGCTTTGCAAAAGGTATTCTAGATGCAGCGGATATTGCGCTGCTACTAGATGCGCATACTAGAGAAGATAACGCCCTAACCTTTGAAACTACTAAAATTCGTGGCGGTTCGCCTATTAAGTTTAGTAGTGGAATGGATTGGGATACACTTAAGATTGATCCTTCAGAAATACCAACACCAGTTAAAAAACTAGAAGCAAAAGAAAAGAAAGAAAAACCTGCGCAAGCGCAAACTCCAGTAGATAAGGAAGACTTACCGTGGTAATGACCGTTTTAGAGTTAATACAATCTAATAAACTTGAATATAAAGTTAGCGGTAAAGACTTTCTTATCCGCTGCTTAAACCCAGAGCATAATGATCGAGACCCGTCACTTAGGATTGATAAGTTGACGGGTATCGGCCATTGCTTCTCTTGTGGATTTAAACTAAATATTTATAAATACTTTGGGTTAATTGCTGATACTCAAAGTATATACGTAACAAAAATACGTGATAAAATTGCAAAGATATACGCAGATAGTTATGGTTTAGAGATGCCTAAAGGTGCTCAACCATACACTAGAGAATTTCGAGGAATTAGTCCTGCTACTCTACAGTACTTTAATGCTTTTACACATAAAGACTATGAGGATAGAGTAGTATTCCCACTAAGGGACTCAAAAGATAAAATTGTTTGCTTTGTAGGCAGGCATATACTTAGTGCAGGAACACCTAGATATTTAAACTTTCCTAGTGGTGTAGAGGTTCCACTATTCCCTGCCAAAATAGAAGATAATAATGGTACTGTTATTCTAGTAGAGGGCATATTTGATATGCTAAACTTATACGATAATGGTATTAAAAATGTTGTTGCTACAATGGGAACTCAAGGTCTAGGTTCCGTAAAAGGCTTAAATAAAGAAAAGATACTAGGTCTTAAGCTACAAGGTATTCATAAGATCGTATTTTTATACGATGGAGATGCCCCAGGTCAGAAAGCTGTTGAGATATTAAAACCTCATCTTGAAAAGTCTGGCTTTATAGTGGATAATATAGAATTGCCAGAAGATACTGACCCCGGATCACTTTCAAAAGAAGATATAAGACGCTTAAAGACACTACTATGAAAATTGCTGTTATTGATAAATGCCCAAGTAATATCAAATATCAGAATTACTTTGATTTTGAATTTGATCTATATCACCTATGCTCTAAGAAGCTACCTAAGATTTTGAAGAAAGACGTTGATATTGAAGTAAATATTGACGAGTATGAATATGTAGTTTTGGTAGGTTCTGAAGCTACAAAACAATATACAAAAGCTAGTGTATCTGAACATTCAGGTACATGCATTGATGGCAAGTTTATTCCACTTACTAATCCCAGTATGGTTATTTTTAAGCCGGAAGCTAAACCTGCCTTTGAGCGTTCACTAGAACAGTTGCATAAAATTCTTTCAGGAGAAGAGCTAGTAGACCGTTCTGGAGACTATGTTGGTATCCTTGACGAAGAAGAAGCCTACAACTGGATTGTAGAGTGGGAAAAAGATACGGAACAAAGTGGTGTTACAGCAGTGGACACGGAAACTACTGCACTGTACCCGCGTGATGGCTTTGTTCTTGGTATCTCTCTATGCTCTAAGCTTAAAAAAGCCGCTTACATCTCCAGTGATGTAATTAGTGAGCGCGTATATGATATTATGCAGCGAGTATTTTTGAAACATCGTACTGTTTTTCATAACAGTAAGTTTGACTTGAAAATGCTTGAGTATCACTTTGGTTTTCAATTCCGTGAAGACTATGATGATACTATTCTTATGCATTATCTCCTTGATGAAACACAAGGAACTCATGGTCTAAAAACTCTAGCAATTAAGTACACCAAGTTTGGAGACTATGATTCAGCCCTAGAGGAATTTAAGAAGTCTTATTGTAAGACTCATAAGATTAAAGAAGAAGAGTTTTCTTATGATTTAATTCCTTTTGAAATCATTTCAGAGTATGCTGCAATGGATACAGCAGTAACTCTAGAACTATACTATATGTTTAAACCTTTGATTGATAAGAACCCAAAGTTAAAGAATGTATATTATAATCTAATGATTCCAGGCTCTACTGCTCTTAAAGAAATTGAAGAAGCAGGTATTCCACTAAGTATTGATAGACTTAAGTTTGCTCAAGTAACTATCAATGAAGCTATTGAAAAGGCTACTAATAATCTTTATAGTTTTAGTGAAATCAAAGAGCTAGAAGCCTCTCGTGGAGCTTCTTTTAACCCTAATTCTGTTCAACAATTGCGTGAGCTTTTATTTGATCGACTTGGACTGAATCCTCTACATAAACTTACTAGCACAGGTGTACAAAGTACTGATGCAGAAGTTCTAGAATCTCTAGAAGGTCAGCATCCTATTGTTAACAGCTTATTAACTATTCGTAAACTTAATAAGATTAAGAATACTTATATTGATAAACTAATTACTGAGTTAGATAAAGATGGGAGAATTCGTACAGGTTTTAATCTTATTACTACAACCTCTGGAAGATTGTCTAGTAGTGGTAAGTTCAACGCCCAACAAATTCCAAGAGATGAAGCGCGAGTTAAAGGATCTATTGTTGCCAGACCTGGCTATAAAATAGTATCCCAAGACTTATCAACTGCAGAAGTTTATTATGCTTCTGTACTTAGCAAGGATCCAAAACTACAAGATGTGTTTAAGTCTGGTGGTGACTTGCACTCTACTATTGCTAAGATGGTTTTCAATCTTCCATGTGAAGTAGATGATGTAAAGAAGCTATATCCGGGCGATCGTCAAGCAGCTAAGGCAATTACCTTTGGTATTCTATACGGTTCTGGCCCTCAAAAAGTTGCAGATACTGTAACTAAATCTGGTACTCCTATGTCAGTAGGTGAAGCACGAGAGGTTATTGAACAGTATTTCAATACTTTTAAAAAGCTGCGTAAATGGCTAGATGACTGCAAAGCTCAGATTGAGAAAGACGGTTACTGCTATACTAGCTTTGGTCGTAAACGTCGTTTAAAAAACGTATTTTCTAGCGATAAGGGTATTGCATCTCACGAAGTTCGTAGCGGTATTAACGCTATGGTACAAGCATTGGCTAGCGATGTAAACTTGATTGCTGTAGTAGATGTACTAAAAGCTATCAAAGCATACAAACTAGATGCTAAAGTATTTATGCTTGTGCACGACTCTATTGTTGCTGAAGTTCGTGAAGATCAAGTAGACGAGTATAAGGCTATTCTTAAAAGCTGTACTCAAAAAGATAGAGGTTTTTCTATTTCCGGATTTCCCATTGGAGTTGACCAAGATGTAGGCGACGACTATAGCTTCGGTAAATTCGATGATAAGTTTGGTGAAGAGTATGCTAAATTTTTGGCAGATCCAATTTCCTATATTCCCAATTGCTAAAGAGCACTGCATACAGACTATAGATAATTGTTTAATTGTAGAGGACCTAGAAGGTAATCACCGGGTTCTGGACAATATGTCCATGCCCGGTGAGACCCTTGGGTTACGTAGACTACAGCATCAAGCTTCAGCAGATATGTTTAGTAAGAAATTATTTAAACTATCTAAGCCACTATATAGTATTATAGATATTTTGCATACCCCTGCATCTAAATTTATAGATAGCAAAGGTAAAATATTTAACTATACAAAATCAAAGTTCTTTAAATTAGAGTCCTTCAAGATACAAGAGTTTATAGAAGTTTCAGAGGGGTATATTATTAAAGTACACGGAATTCATTGTAGCTTCTTTTTAAATCGTGCGCCGCATGTGGATGAAAAGTTTGCTAGAGTGTTACGTGTGGGTATGGGTTACTTACTGTATGAACTAGAGCGTGAATATAGAAAACCTAGTAGACTAAAATTATGAAGGCTGTACTATCAAATAGAATAATTCTCAATGTAGATAAAGAGCTACAGGAAAGAATAATTTCAGAACTAACCTATAGGATACCACAAAAGTATGCAAAGCTAAATACCGGCCCTGAAATTATTAAGACGTTCTCTAGGCTTAAGGACGGAATATTTTCTATACCCTCTGGAAGAATGGACTTAATACCTGCTGACTATGAGATAGTAGATAAACGAGTATTAGTTCCTGTTGAGTTTCCTAAGTTTAAGTTTCCACTTCGAGATTCACAACAAGTAGTATTTGATGATATTGATGATAGTGCTATTGTGAACGCTCCTGTAAGTTGGGGTAAAACCTTTGCCGCTATTGCTATAGCCTCCAAACTATCGCAGAAAACCTTGGTAGTAACGCATACAACAATGCTTAGAGACCAATGGGTAAAAGAAGTAGAAAAAACTCTTGGAATTCAAGCAGGAGTTATTGGTAGTGGTAAGTTTAACCTAGATTCACCTATTGTAATTGGTAATGTACAGACACTAACTAAATGTATACCACAAATTAGTGATATATTTGGTACAATTATTGTTGATGAATGTCACCATACTCCTGCTACAACCTTTTCCAATATTATTGATAAGTGTAAAGCTAGATATAAAATAGGTTTATCTGGTACACTAGAACGTAAAGACGGTAAGCACGTAGTATTTAATGATTACTTTGGGTTTAATATCTATAAACCTGATCCAGAAAATTGCTTAACTCCAGAAGTACTTATAGTAAATACAGATATTATTATGCCTAGTGGATCTACGTGGGCAGATAAAGTAACTAACCTAGAGAATCATACTATACCCTATAAGAAACTAGTGGTTGAACTTGCTGATAGTGCTGTAAATGTAGGACATAAAGTGCTAGTAGTTGGTTCAAGGGTAGACTTTTTAGAAAAGTGTGCTAGAGATTCTCAAAATCCTGCTGCCGCAATTACTGGGGCTATAAAAAATATGCAGGATAGACAAGATATTTTAGATTCTGTAGCTACTGGAGATAAACATATTATATATGGAACTTGTTCTATTTTTGCAGAAGGTATATCTCAAAATGATTTGAGTTGTATTATTTTAGCAACACCTATTAACAACGATCCAATGCTAACACAGTTAATAGGTAGAATTGTACGACTAAAAGAAGGAAAAAAGCAGCCTTTAATTATAGATATTAATTTAAAAGGTTCACAGACAGTTAACCAAGCCCGTAACAGATATAATCATTATCTAAGAAAGGGTTATAAGATTAGAGTACTAGATAAATAATCTTGAATTTAATATCTAATCATGTTATAATTTATAAACAATGAGGGAGTATCCTACTTTCTTTTCTTGGGAAAAGATAACCAAACATTGTAACTTTAACATTTTTAAGATATTAAAGTGTTTTAAATCAGGCGAGTATAAAAGGTTTTCAGGAACTAGTTTTTTACTCGAACATACTGAGTTATTTAAGTTACCAAATACATATGATGCAGAGTTAGTTGAATATATAGCTTTAGCATCAAGAAGAAATTATTTTGATGCAGAATACTTGCATAATGCAAAGTTATCAATATACTACGCTTACGATATAGACTTAAATAAACTTAAATCAAACAGACTACTAAAGATAGTAGGCAAAGAAATATTATTTAAATACGAGGAATACTATGGCAATCAAATTTGGAGAAGTAGCAGGTAAGGCTAAAAAGGGTGCTAATGCATACGCTTTTAAAGATGGCGAAAATACTATTCGCATCTTTGGTGAAGTTCTCCCACGCTATATTTATTGGCTTAAGGGTAAGAATGGTAAGGACCTTCCTGTAGAGTGCTTGTCGTTTGATCGTAATAAAGAAAAGTTTACTAATCAGGAAAAGGATTGGGTGCGTGAATACTTCCCTGACCTGAAGTGTTCTTGGGCTTATGTTGTACAAGGGTTTGATGTAGCTGAAAAGAAGCCTGTAGTTATTAATCTTAAAAAGAAACTCTTTGAACAGATTCTTAATGCAGCAGAAGACCTTGGCGACCCTACCTCTGTAGAAGATGGCTGGGATATTGTATTCAAAAAGCAAAAAACAGGTAGTCTTGCTTTCAACGTAGAATATACTCTTAGTGTACTACGTTGTAAAAAGCGTGCTCTTACTGATGAAGAATTGCAGATTGTAGAAAGTGCTCAAAGTATTGATGAACTAGTTCCGCGTCTAACAGCAGACGAACAGAAGAAGTTTATTGAAGAAAATATTCTTGACAGTGCTAAATCTGATGAAGAAGTACCGGAAGAGATGCAGGAATCTGTAGACGATATTCCGTACTAAGATTAAAGCCGGGAGTATTCCCGGCTTTTCTATTTTATGAAAAGCTATAAGTTAAATGAAGCAGAATTACGCTGGGTGCTCGCAACAATATATGAGTATGAATGGGGCTGCCCTGATCGTATTATAAAAGAGTTTGATAGAGCACTTAAAGAGTACAGAACTAGAATTCTGACAAGTTATAATAAACCTAAGCATGAAGATCCTATTTAGTGCAGATTGGCACATTAAGCTGGGGCAGAAAAATGTTCCAGTAGACTGGCAAAAGAATAGATTTAGACAACTATTCTCCAGTATTGCAGAAGTATATGAAGCTGAAAATTGTAGTATGCTAATTATTGGTGGTGATATTTTTGATAAAATGCCGAGTATGGAAGAACTAGAGCTATACTTTGAGTTCTTAAATACTATTAAAAAGTATCATCTAAATACACTTATATACCCTGGAAATCATGAAGCCGTTAAGAAGAATACAAGCTTCTTGACAAATCTTAAAGACATTACGGCTTCTGCTACTGAGTCTTGGGCATCTATTATTGATGACTTCTATAGCGATGATCTTTTAGATATTATTCCCTACAATAAACTTAAAGAGTATCACCCACAAGATGTTGACTTCCATAACAAGATCCTATGTACGCATGTACGTGGTGAAATACCTCCACATGTTCAACCTGAAGTACCTCTTGAACTATTTGAAAGGTGGGAAGTAGTACTAGCAGGTGACCTTCATAGTTATGAAAACTGTCAGCGAAATATTCTATACCCAGGTTCTCCAATGACCACTAGCTTTCATAGAAATGAGGCTACTACAGGAGTTATAGTTATAGATAGTTCTAGTCTATCTCATAAGTTTATAAAACTAGACTTACCACAGTTAATTAGAAAAACTGTTACTTCTAAAGATCAGATGATTAAAACTGACTTTCATCATACTATATATGAGCTAGAAGGTGATGCTGCCGATATGTCGATTAAAGTAGACTCAGAGCTACTGGATAAAAAGATTATTAGGAAAGAGTCTAAATCTTCTCTACAACTTACGGCTGATATGTCTATAAAGGATGAATTAGGTGTATACTTAAAAGAAGTAATGAAATTAGATGATACTAAAATCATCAGGATAAAATCTATTTACGATGATTATATTCGAGAAGTTGGAATGGAGTAATATGTTCTCGTATGGCGCTAATAATGGCATCAATTTTACATCGGAACCTATTACTCAATTGATTGGATTAAACGGGCATGGAAAAAGTTCAGTACCCTTAATACTAGAAGAGGTTTTATTTAATAAGAATTCTAAAGGTATTAAAAAAGGTGATATTGTAAATAGAAATTTAGATACTAATAAGTTTAATGCTACATTGACTTTTAAAGTATTTAATGATAACTATAGGATTGAACTTAGTAGGACTGGAGCAACACAAAAAGTAAAACTGTTAAAGAACGGTTCGGATATTTCCTCTCACACAGCAACAGATACTTTTAAACAAATAGAATCAATTATAGGTTTAGACTTCAAAACATTTAGTCAAATCGTTTATCAAAACTCTAATAGCTCTCTTCAATTTTTAACGGCTACTGATACAGCTAGAAAGAACTTTTTAATTGAGCTACTATCTCTAGAACGTTATGTAAAGATTTTTGAAGAAGTCAAAAAGGTACATAAAGGCGTAGCGGATAGGCTACTTACAGTACAGACAAAGCTAGATACTATTAAAGCATGGATTGCTAAAAATACTGGCAAAGTAGATAGCTATCTAGTAGAAAAGTCTTCACCGGTGCTAGACCCTATCATTATTGATAGAGTTAGTTCTTTAAAATCTACTTTAGCAACTATTGAAGCTACAAATAAAAGTATTGTAAAGAATAATGAGTATAAAAAGCTACTAGAAACTATTGATAAAAGCCAACTAGCTAAACAATATGAGTATATTGAGTATAGTCAGTATAGTGATAGGGTTGCTCAAATAAATGCGGCAGTAGCTTCTGCTCAGAAAACAATTACCTCTCATAAACACATACATGAAGGTACTTGTAGTACTTGTTATCAACCTATTGACATTTCAATTATCAATAAGATAATTGAAGATGCACAAAAAGTAATAACAGAACTATCTACTGAAAAAGATAAGCTATCTGTTATTATTAAAGAAGCTAAATCAAATAACTCAAAATTAGAAGAACACCAGCAATTAGTAGAAGACTTTGAAAAATACTCTAATTTAATTGATGACTCTATTCCTCAATTATTGCTAGATAAAGAGGAAATATCTAGTGAACTGGCTGAAGTTCAATCTAGTTTGGAGGCTATCCGTAAGGAAATAGATTCAGTAACTAAGTATAATCAAAGTGTTGTTTTGCATAATGCTAAGGTTGATTCTATTAAGGAACAAACACAGCAATTTACAAAAGAACTAGAAGAGCATAGTAAGGAACTGGAAGTAGTAGAGGAGCAGATGGGCTTACTAGAAGTTCTTAAAAAGGCTTTTTCTACTAATGGCTTACTTGCATATAAAATTGAAAATTCTGTAAAAGACTTAGAATCACTAACTAATACTTATTTAGCAGAACTTAGTGATGGAAGATTTCAATTAGAGTTTAGTTTACATAATGATAAACTAAATATAGTAATTATTGATAATGGTAAGTCTATTGATATTACTGCTTTAAGTGCTGGTGAGCTAGCAAGAGTTACAACATCTACACTACTGGCAATACGAAAACTAATGTCTAGCCTATCTAAGTGTAGACTGAATATTTTATTCTTGGATGAAACTATTGATAACTTGGATACTTTCGGAAAAGAAAAATTAGTAGAAGTGCTACTTAGTGAAGAGTACTTGAATACATTCCTAATATCGCACGGATATACACACCCTCTTATTAGTAAAATTTTAGTTATAAAAGAGGAAGGAGTTAGTAGGTTAGAACTTGGTTGATGCTAGACAAAAAGGTGCTAGAGGCGAGACTGTTGTTAGAGATGCACTTAGAAAACTAACAGGACTGAACTGGGAGAGAACTCCCGGTTCGGGCGCTTTAGACGCTAAACATAAATTAAAAGGGGATCTATACATCCCAGACTCAAAAAATGTATATTGTGTAGAAGTTAAAAACTACGAAGAGGACCATCTAACCTCTAAGTATCTTACAAGTGTAAGTCCACAGATAAGTACTTGGTGGGCTCAAACAATTAGAGAGTCTAAAGAAGTAGGTAGGCAACCTTTATTAATATTTAAATTCAATCGCTCTAAGTTATTTGTGGCGTTTCAACAAGACACTCCACCACCTCAGAAATTTATATACTTGAGTAAAGATAATATTTATGTTATGATATTAGATGATTGGATAACTCTTTGTAAACCACTATGGCAATAACATTTCAAGAACTCACACAAACTAACGAAAATACACTTCTGGTAATTGACGGTCTTAACTTGGCATTTCGCTGGAGAGACTTCGATGAATTTACTAACGAATATATTAAAGTAGTACGCTCATTAGCTAAGTCTTATAAAGCTGGAAAAATTATAATTGCAGCAGATCAAGGCTCTTCTAGCTATAGAAAAACTATCTATCCTGAGTATAAGCAAAATCGTAAAGAAAAGTACGAAACTCAAACTGAAGAAGAACGTGAAAAGTTTGAACGCTTCTTTAATGCTTGGGAAGAGTGCTTACTAATTCTAGAGCAAGAATTCACCCTTGTTAGATTTCCCGGTGTTGAAGCTGATGACATTGCAGGTTATATAGTTAGAAATAAAGAAAAGTTTAACCTTGAGCAGGTTTGGCTTGCCTCCTCTGATAAAGACTGGGATCTTTTAGTACAATCAGGAGTAAATAGATTCTCCTATGTAACTCGTAAAGAAACTACAGTAGATAACTGGTCAGAGCATCATGATTGTAATCGAGAAGATTATGTTTTCTTGAAAGCAATTATGGGAGATAGTGGAGATAATATTAAAGGCGTACAAGGTATTGGCCCTAAACGTGGACTAGAACTTATTACTAAGTACGGCTCTGTATACGATATTATGGATAGTATCCCACTAGCAGGTAAACAAAAGTATATTCAAGCACTAAACGAATCTGGTCAACTACTAGAACTTAATATGCAGTTAGTAGATATTTTAACATATTGTGAAGATGCTATTAATTGGGATAACCAAGCTAATACAGCTAAGATTGACGCTTTATTTTTATGAGAACTGTTGGATACGATTATAAGCACCAAGTAGAGGTTGACATCTTCAACGATTCAGGGTTTGATAACCCTGAATATGCTAAAAATGGGGATGCCGGATTAGATATTAAGTCTTTGGAAACTAAGCTTCTATATCCGGGTGAAACTACTACAATCAAAACAGGATTATATGTAGCTTTACCGTTTGGCTATGAACTACAAGTGCGCCCACGCAGTGGGCTTAGTTTAAAAACTAAAATGCGTGTGGCAAATTCTCCGGGTACTATTGATAGTAACTATCGTGGGGAAATCTGTATTATTGTAGATAATATTGGTGAGCATGAAATTAATATTCAACATGGGGATCGTATTGCACAGATTGTACTAAAGCAGGTACCTACTATCAAATGGCATAATGTTAGTACAAAAGACGAACTTAATGAAACTAACCGCGGAAGCGCAGGATTTGGAAGCACAGGTGTTTAATGCAGAATTTTATAATGACCCCTTATGAGCAGTTTATTCATAAGTCTAGATATGCTAGGTATTTAGACAGCAAACAACGTAGGGAGAACTGGCCTGAAACTATTGATAGGTACTTAGACTATATCGGAGAACATCTATTAGAGGAATGTGATTATAGTATTAGTCAAGAACTACGTAACGAACTATTTGAAGCTATTTATTCTGCAGATATTATGCCGTCTATGCGCGCTATGATGACTGCAGGAGAAGCTTTACGTAGAGATAATACTGCAGGATATAACTGCTCCTATTTACCTATTGACGATCAAAAAGCTTTTGACGAAGCTATGTATATACTACTATGCGGTACAGGAGTAGGTTTTTCTGTTGAACGTCAATATATTAATAAGCTACCTGAAGTACCTAAACTTACGTATTCTTCTACTATTATTGTAGTAGAAGATAGTAAAGAGGGCTGGGCTACCGCTTTTAGACAGTTAATCGCTTTACTATTCTCAGGACAAATACCAAAATGGGACACTAGTAAGGTACGAAAAAAAGGCGCTAGGCTTAAAACTTTTGGCGGTAGAGCAAGCGGCCCAGAACCTCTAGTAGACCTATTTCAATTTGTAATTCAAGTATTCAAGCAAGCGCAAAATCGTAAGCTAAACTCTCTAGAGTGCCATGATATTATGTGTAAGATTGGGGAGGTAGTTGTAGTTGGTGGCGTTCGTAGAAGTGCCATGATTTCTTTATCTAATTTATCGGACGATCGCATGCGTCACGCTAAATCTGGCGCTTGGTGGGATACTGCACCACATAGATCTTTAGCAAATAACTCTGTTTGCTATACAGAAAAGCCTGATGTTGGTAGCTTTATGCGGGAGTGGTTAGCTTTATACGACTCTAAGTCTGGTGAACGAGGTATATTTAATCGCCAAGCCTCTAAGCGAGTTGTAGAGGCTATTGGTCGTAGAGACTCAACCCATGACTTTGGCACCAATCCGTGTAGTGAAATAATACTTCGCCCATACCAGTTTTGTAACCTTAGCGAGATTATTGTACGAGAACACGATACAGTCGATACTTTAATCAATAAAGTTCGCTTAGCAACTATTCTTGGCACTTTTCAGTCAACTCTTACTAACTTTCCTTACCTTCGTGATATTTGGAGAAAGAATACCGAAGAAGAACGCCTATTAGGTGTTAGTATGACTGGTATCTTTGATAACAAGATTACCAATGGTAAAACTGAATTTTTAGCTGAGACTCTTCAAACACTTAAAGAAGTATGTATTAGTACAAATGCAGAATTAGCCAATGAGTTAGGTATCCCTCAAGCTGCAGCAATTACTTGCGTAAAACCTAGTGGAACTGTTTCACAGCTTACCGATTCCGCAAGTGGAATCCATGCTAGACATTCTAAATACTATTTACGTAGAGTTAGAGCCGATAAAAAAGATCCACTTACTCAATTTATGATTGAGCAAGGTGTACCTAATGAGCCTTGTGTAATGAAACCAGATCAAACAGTGGTATTTACATTTGCTAAAAAAGCCCCTGAATTTGGCATTACTAGAGATGACATTACTGCTATTGAACATTTAAAACTCTGGTTAATCTATCAACAATATTGGTGCGAGCATAAACCCTCTGTTACTATTAATGTTAAAGAGCATGAGTGGCCTGCAGTAGGTAACTTTGTATGGGAAAACTTCGATTGGATGAGCGGAGTATCTTTTCTACCGCATGACGGAGGATCTTATCGCCAAGCCCCTTACGAAGAGTGTTCTAGTGATGAATTTAGTAAAGTAGCGGAACTAGTACCTACTAGTCTAAACTGGGACTCTATTGTAGAGATTGATGATGAAACTGAGGGAGCGCAAACTCTAGCCTGTGTTGCTGGATTCTGTGAAATTTAAAGTTATCACCTTATAAAATCCATAAATTAATTTGACTTTATCCACTCCTTATGTTATTATCTATTTAAGGAGTGGATAATGACAACAGGAATTTATTTATTAGAGTTTACTGGTACAAGCGCTGTATACGTAGGTCAAGCAGTAAACATAGAAAAAAGATTTAGAGAACACCTACTATCTTTTAGAAATGGTACTGCTAACTATAAGTTAATGAGTGCGTATACAACATACGGTAATCCAATATTAAAAATTATACTAGAGTGCTGTATAAAAGAGTTGAATGATGCCGAAATGGAAGCTATGTGTATATTTGACTCAATAATAAATGGCTTTAATATTGCTAAGTACTCGGATATTTTTCAATGCGGAGATAAAAACCCTGCTTCAAAGTATTCTACTGAGATAGTGGAACAGGTATTCTTTTTATTATTAGACCCAAAAAATAATATAACTAGTATTGCTAAACTTATAAATGTTAACGAATCCTTAGTAAGACATATTGCTAATGGAGATGCACATCAATGGTTAAAGGAAAAGTATCCAGAAAAATACCCTATACTTAGAAGTATAATTATTAATAAAGATAGACGTAAGTATAGTAACTCTGCGGAAGCCAAAGGTATAGTATACCCTAAAATAGAGAAGGATGGTATAGTTAAAGAAGTTACTTCCATAGCGCAATTTGCCAGAGAAAATAACCTAGACCCTAGCTACTTAGGAAAAGTACTTCGCGGTCAGTATACATCCTGTAAAGGTTGGAAAGTTGTTAGATAATAAAAAAGCCACTATACGAAAGTATAGTGGCTTTTATTTTATGCAAAGCTTGTAGCGGTATTTTCTACTTTGTCAACTCTAGCAATCCAACCTTTTCCAAATTTAGGGAAGGTCTTTAAGTCTCGTAAAAAGTCTCGTCTAGCCTCAGCATATTCTTTGATTATTTGGTCTAGTGGAAAGGTAGCGATATGTTTTAGTGTTATAGCTCCTAGTATACCATCTGCCTCAACCCTCAAACACTTCTGCAGCTCTTTAATAGCCCTAGCTGGGCCACTATTTACTGCAAAGTCAAAGACTAGCAAATCTAGTCCTGCTGGTAGTTGGTCACATTTACACGCATCCCAATATTTACGCTTATAAATAGGTTTTACTTGAGTTTTTGTTAACTCCTGCATTTCCTTTTCAGTAATAGTTAATAAACGACGTCCAGTAAATTCCGCGTATGTTTGAGCAGTAATGCCCATATTAGTCATACCACCTGGATCGTCTGGATCATTAACATATCCACCTTCATATTTTAAAACATCTTGAAATGCTTTTTCAAAGTTTTCTTTCATCTTTAAGTCTAGAGCCGAATGAACTTCCATAGAAGAACTGTATAATAGTTGTTACTATTGTACCTAATAAAAATCCTAAAATAGTATCAGCGAACCTAATACTAGCTTGTGGTATATTACCAAAAGTAATAAATGCAATATATGCAGCAGCAACTACTGACCAAAAAATAGCAAAGTAGTAAACAAATCGTTTTGCAAATACATCATCTTGCTGTAGAGCATTATTTTGCATATTTCTAGCATCTGATTTGTCTTTTACTTCAGCATTTAAATATGCAAGCTTAAACTCATTATCAGCTTGTTTTAATAACAGTAGTTGCTCCGGGCTAGCATTAGCGACAGCTTTATCTAGTTGAGCTTCAGATTCTACTCCAAAGACTTTTAATAAAGCTCCTACAGCATTTCCAGCAAGAGGCCCGCCTATCGCGGATGCGATAGACGGTGCGACTTGGGAGACTACATCGATCCATTTATTTGTCATTCATAGTCCTTTAAGTTTAGGCTAGTAAAATAAGTTCTTGTATCCCATAATATATGACATTTATGCAAAGCACTTAATTCTATATTAGTAGTATTTATAGGTACTGTTAAAACCCAAGGCCCCCAATTCTGAGTATTATCAGATTTAGGTCTTGCAGGTATAATACCTGTAGGAGTATCCTTATACTCTATAGAGCCTAGGGTGGCTACATGATTATTATCGTAGGCAAGTACTTGTACATCTATTGGCTTACAGTCTCTTATCTTTAACGCTGTTCCATATATTTCTACCTTATTATCCAGTTGTTGTACATAGTCTACATTAAAGGGATATACTACCGGAAAGGCTTCATCAATGGAAGGCCCAATTAATATAAGAAAGATTGCTCCAATTGATACAATAAAAATATTTAGTAGTTTAGCTATAATTGCTTTTGTAGACTCTACTATCATGATTTTTCAACTCCAATAAGCTTATCTCTCCAATTTATAAATATGCCAATAGTTCTAGTACCTTCATGGGCGGAAATTGCTATTATTAATGCAGCTCTCCAACCATCTACACCTATTGATTGACACATAAAAAAGGCTAATACTCCTGTAAAAGAGCATACAATCATATCTAATAGCATAGAGTTCCACTTCCAAGTTTCGCCCATTCTAACCTTATTTACATACTGCACGAACCCTCCCCATAAGGAGAGGGCTATTGCATAAAAGAACGGTAAGTTAGACTTCAACCATTCTACGGTAGAGTTAATTGCTGGCTCTGGCATCTACTTTCCTATCTAGCTCTTTTATAGCTTCGATTAAAAGAGCTACAAGGTTACCATAAGCCACTGCTTTATACTCGCCTACTTCTTCAACTACTTCAGGTATTACTAGCTCAATTTCCTGTGCAATTACACCGATTTCAGGCTTGCCTGCTTTCGTGTAGCTTACACCGCGTAGACTATTAACCTTATTAAGTGCATTTTCTAGAGTATTAATACTAGACTTTAGTCTACTATCTGAGGTGGATGCGATTGTTCCAGTAGCTGTTATATCACCTGTTACGGATAAATTACCACTACTTAATGTTACATTACCTGAAGTTACGGTAATACCACTTGCAGATACTGTTAAACCATTACCTGCAGTTATTGATCCATTAGTAGATAAGTTGCCTGATGCTATAGTAATTGCAAAACTAGCTCCGGAAGCTTTGTAGAACCCAACAGTTGTAGCATTACCATAAAAATATCCACCACTAGACCCTAAGGTAATAGACATTTCCGTGGTGCCATTTACCAAACTCAAGTTACCCGTTAAAATACCACCAGAAGTACTTAAGTAATTATGAGTATGTGAAGCTGCAGCATAATCAGTACCTGCTATGGCTGCAGAGTACGCAGTACCATTACCCATAATTAACCCAGTTATGCCTGAAGTTACTCCTAAGCCACCTTTTGTAACGGGTAGAGCAGTAGTATTAGTATGATTACTTAAGTCTATTTTTCCCCAAGCCGGTGCAGTACCTACGCCAGCTGAAATTAATACATTATTAACAGCAACCGCAGCAAGTTTTGTTAATGTATTAGTAGCTCCACCGACTAGTAAGTCTCCTACAGTATATGTAGAATATCCAGTACCACCTTTAGTAGCTAGTACTGTGCCTGTTACATTAGCAGCATTACCACTAATATCTATAGCATAGGTAGTAGTTAGATCGCCCCAAGCAGTACCTGACCAAATCTGCCATTTATTACTTCTAAAACTTATAGCACCTGTAACTAGGTTACTATAGGTATCTGCTGAAGGAAATCCTTTTGCAGTCTCGTTTAACCTATTATGTAACTCTGTTACGAACGTACTATAATTTGTAGTTGTTGTTGGTAAAGACCAATCATAAGTTGCCATTTAAACACCTCTTACGGTATAACTGCAGGTACCACTTAGTCTGTTACCTGTTAAAGAATCATATAAATAAATACTAAAATATAATGGATCGGCAATATCCGTAAAATCATATATAGCTATCGGTTGACTACCTACTACAAAACTAGGTGTTACAGTAATTGATTGCACATCTTTAAATACTTTAGTACCTGTAGATGTATAATCTTTGGTTAAGTATATTATAGTGCCATTAGTATCCGCAGCATTAACTACCTTACTTGCAGATTGTGTTTTTAATTTACTATCAATTTTTGTATTTAATAACTTTAATTTAATTAAGCCATTAGTTACTGTTACAGTGACACGTAAGTATCTAAAATTAGTGGCAAAACCTGATTTAGCGTCTGATACTAAAGTCCATACTAAGTTATCTGGTGAAGACTCTATTTTATAAGTAATAATAGCTCCCGTAACTACTTCCTCAATATCTGTAGTTATTGTAACTGTATTACCTACTAAAGTAGTACCATAATCTTTAACCTCTATATAACTACCAGAAGGTAGTTCTGGTTGAATATATATAGGGTACCCTGCATCAATTTGATTTTGTGGAGTTGTCCAAGTAGCTGTAGTAGTATTTACAGTTAACCCAGTACCATTACCTGTTATTTTTAATGTTGCACTTCCTATAGCAGTAGGAGCAACACTATATATACCAGGGTATTCAATACTTATACCAGTAACTACACCAGCTGAAACTGCTGTTACAGTTAATACAGCTCTGTAAGTGTATGTACCAGTATTTATATATACAGTATCCCCTACAGCATACCCAGTACCCCCAGCATTAATTGTAGCTGTAGTTATACGAATTACTGAGAAGTGCCCTGTAAATGTTTCAGTACTATATACAGGTAGAATTAAATTATTATCTGAATCTAATACTGCATTAGTTTTCGTACCTGTACTATAATCACTAGTATAATCAAACTGTAATACGTAGTCTGGGGGTTGATTAACAGTTGCAGCAGTACTTTTATACGTACCTATATTACCTGCAGTATCTTTTGCAGCTACCCAATATACGTAGTCTCCTCCAACAGTTTCAAATACTGTTGTAAAGTTACCTGCCTTAGTACCTACATCTATAGCAGTACCTAATGTAGCACCCTTTTTAATTACGTATTCGTCAATAGGTAGGCTACCTCCAGCAGTAGGAGCAGTCCAATATAAGAGAACATTATTATCAACAACTTTACTAGTTACGGTAGTGGGTTCATTTGGAGATACTATACTAATAGTCTTTGAACTATAAGGTGTATAAAACCCTGCGGAATTTTTAGCCCCTACATATAAAGTTTTTGAGCCGCCCCAAGTAACTTTTGAAACATACTGTTTAGAGCTTGTTTTAGCTATTAGTCCTATAGCTTGTCCAAAGTTTGCATCTATACGTATTTCGTATTCTACTATAGGTAAACTTAATCCACTAGGTGCTGTTTCATTCCAGGTTAACTTGAAAGAGTCATTTAAAACTTGTACAGTAGCTAAGTCGTCAACTATAGAATAGCTAAGGTTTTGAGGTGCTAAGTTATCCTCAATAGTTATATTTAGAGATACTTTGGCAGCAGAGTTACCGGCCTTATCATAAGGTGTAACATCAAATACTTCAGTACCAATAAACCAGGCTTTACGTCTAAATTCCTCAGTATAAACTGTATAGGTTTGTCCATCAATAGCTACCACATAGTTATCTACTTTTGTATCAGAAGAAGGTCTAGGCCAAGTTACAACTAAGTCTTCACCATCTATTCTTACTGTAATACCGCCGACTGTAACTGAGGAAGGGCCCTTTAACTCAATACCTATAAGTGCTGGTATTTTAGAGTAATTACCGCTAGTATCTACTGCCTTTACTAAAAAAGTATTATACCCGGTTAAAGCAGATATATCAATATATGAGGTATTTTTTATTAACCCCTGCTCTGCTTTAGCTAAAGTATCCCACTTATCATTTAGTTTCTGGTAATACTGATCATCCGTTAGAACAGTTCCTAAGTAGGCCCCTAATTCTATTTTATCCTTCCAAACTACAGTACTACCACTTAGTTTAGTATACGGGTCTAATCCTGTGGAATATAATTCTCTAATTTCATAACCTGCTAAGTCTAAATCAGGTTTAGTGTATATAGGGTTATCTGGAGCATTCCACGCAATATATATACTACCCTCTTGTTTAGCTATGGTTAATCCAGTAACTTCATTCGGTAGGGCTGCCTTACCCAAAATAGTCATATTTAACTGTAGTGGGTCAGATAGTTTATTAAGTGTATTTACAGCATAAATTTCTACGTTATAGGCACCTTCCTTTATAGGTTTAATTTCCAGATAAGGGTAACTAGTAGTAGTATCTGACCATACCGTATCTGTTGTTAATTTCCACCTTACCTTATAATTAGTACTATCCCCTGACCAAGAAATTGTTACTCCATTAGAGAGAATGCCGGGGCCCGCATAGTATAAATACTCTTGGCACCAACTTAAGGCATTAGTATATGTTGCATAAGTAATACCATTAATAACAATAGGCCCTTGGAATACAGTAGTTGTATCAAGGTATGGGGTATCAGGTTTACTATAATCAATAGTCGATACTGGACGCTCTTCTAGCTTTATGTCATTTTCTACAAATGCAAACTTATCTTTTCTATACTCTAAAGCCGTTATAACAGCGCTAATATGGTCATCCTCTTCTTTAATACCTATAACTCTCCAGTACTCAGGTTCTATAGTACCTACAGCTGTAGCAACCCATACAGACTCTGTAGTTATTTCCGCAGTTATAGGTACATAAGCTGTAAATACATTACTAGATATTTCCCCTTGAATGGTAGTTAGTTTACCTCGTAAGTTACCTTGTGTATCCTTATAGGGGGTATAAACTACTAAGTTATAAGTACCTACAGGTGGAGGGGTATCTAGTGTAATAGCAGAAGTACCATTAAAGGATAGTATTCTACCACCGTATCTATCCCCTGCTCTAAATGGGTCTGTAGTTTGAATTATATCTCCAGGTAACATTATACAGTTTTCAATACCTGTTTTAAATGTTACAGTTTCGGTTTCCATTTGCTCAGAGTATAGTAGCCACTTACCTAGTCTATGTGCCTGCCCTCTAGAAGTACAACCGAAAGCAATAATATCTGTTTGTATGATTCCGTATCTATTTATACCATCAGTATCTTCTACATACTCTATTTTTTGCTTACACATATCCTTAGGATCGTTCCAAGTTACTGCAGCAACAGTATGCCTGGTTTTCATAGAAGATCCAGAGTATGTAAATTGTCCATCTATGACATTAGCAGGTGTAAACTGCATAATAGGATCTTTGGGCATATCAACACTAAGGCTGAACTGCCCTAAAGCCCAGTACTGCATAGCTCTAAATACAGAAGTAATATTTCCTAATAGCCTATAGGCATCATCCTGTGTATATATAAAAGCATTACAGGTAAAGCGTGGTTCATACGTAGCTACGCCATTCTCTTTAAACCCTGTTGGAACTAGTTCATCACAATACTTAGCAATAGTATAGAGCGCCCATTTATCAACACTAGATTCTGTTAATAAGTCACTACCTAAACCATAACGATTTTCAGTAACCAGGTCATAAAAAATCCATGCAGGATTATCAGTCCACATAGGGGTACTAAATGTACCATTCCACTCACCAGTATATACTCTTGTAGTAGGATTATAATTACTTGGTACTCTAACTTTTATACCATATATCTCATAACCACGTGTAGGTATTGATGAAAACTGTTCTGCATCTATTTTAAAGTTAATTAATGCAGTATTGGGGTAGTTAAGAATTGTAGGTATATGTTCAGTATATGAATACCAATACATTTTATCTTGTATATTAGAAGTAGTAGAGTCTGCTTTTGTTCTCTCCACTCTTAATGTAATAGGATAATCTGCAGCTATAGCATTTAAAAAACTTACGGTATAGGCTTTTTGGTATAAAGAAGTACATTTACCTTCTATTGTAGCATCATGTACTACAGTAAAAGAAGTATTGACTGTTTTATAATAAATTTTAAAAGATACACTGTTACCGTTTAAATCACCAGTAGAAGTATCTTGATAAGTTAAAGCAGGTACAGCTATAGTAACATCTACTGATTTAACATTAGTATTAGTAATAGATATTTCTTGAGCATTGGCTGAACCGTACTTTATAGGGTTACTAGAAGCTGGATTACCATAGGTTGCAGAAACGCCACTACCTGCAGAAGGCACTGGATCTTGTGTTTGTGTACCTGTTCTTACCGAATAGCTTACATTAGTAAAATTTGCAGTACCATCACTATTTTCTAGTGGTACTCCATCTAAAAATATAGATTTACTACCGTTTACTAAACCCCCTATTTCGCCCTCACTTATTACATCTATAATCTCTGCATACTGAATAGATTTTAAAGTATTGGCTGCTTCTTGAGCTGGCTTACCTCCACCGCCTTTACCGCCACCACCGGCACCTCTAACTGTAGGGTAGGACTCTCTATGTCCGCCATTATGTACTCTAATACCATTAGCTATAAATGTATGCCAAGGTTCTACAGTAAGGTTATATACAGGTTCGTAGCCGATTACTTCCATACTTAATATTGGTCGTAAGTGCCCTAGTCCATCTTGTAAAGCGTCTTCTTCAGTTAGTGTACCTAGTTCTGCAAAAGTACCTAGTTGATTTACTACCCAGTGATTAGGTGTAGCAAATAACTCTCCACCCCAATATTTAACATGTAGAATAGGTTGAGGTTCACTATGGTAGTGTACTTTAACTACTTTTGCGCAATAGGTGTTATTTTTATCATCAAAGGCAAGGACACTATCTCCAATACTTAAATCTTCTATTGCTATAGTTTTTCCATGCTCTTGCTGTACAAGTGTGCCTTTTCTAAAGCAACCTCCTGCACCTATAATATTTTTTGACATTAAATATTCCTTAATTAACTAGTTAACCTACCCATAAAGTCGTATAGTTTATCCCAAACAGCTCGTATACCCGTACTAGTTGTAATCGTAGCAGAAGACTCTTCCGTAGTAGATATAGCAGCATGTATAGTAACACTACCAGCTACTACTTTCCCGTAGGCTAATGGCACAGGTGAACCCTGCCTAGATAGGTTACTAGGTCCGTTAAAGTAATACCCTTTATTTTGCTCTACCTGTGTTGCTGTTTGTAAATCTGGTGGTGAGTATAACATCGCTGAAATACCGCTTAAAGCTAAAGACGCGGCCATTTGATACATACCACTTTGTATAGCCCCCATAGTTCCAGCACTCATTGTACCTGCAAAGGTACCTCCTGTACCAAATAACGCAGGTAGGGCATACCATGCTACTACAGCTATAACTACAGCTAATACAATATATAGTATGCCACTATTATTTCCCCCTGCACCTTTTAATACTGGGACTAATTTTATTTCTTGGGAGGCCTCTCTACCTAAGTATTCCGCTGAAGATTTATCCTTTGAATCAATAATTATCTTATACCCCGCAACACCTTTATCATGTAGTGCTGCTCTAAATCCTGAGTAATTTGCTTGTAAAGCCCGTACAGCTTCTGTCGGTGTTTTAACAGCTAAGCTATGTGTTCTCCCGAATAATTTGCCTAAGTGTCCGTATAGTCTAACATTTATCATACTACCCTTCCGAAGTGTTTATGGTAGCATGGACTACTACGCTACCAGTAATAATTTTTCCATATGCTAAAGGTACTGGAGTACCTGCTAAAGACATATTTGAAGCCCCGTTAAAGTAGTTACCCTCATTCCGCTCTACCTTAGTAGCATCCTGTAATTTAGGTTTTTCGATTAATAGACTACTAACCCCACTTATTACTAAGCCAACCCCCACATAATACATAGCAGATATATACGCTCCACCACCTACCAATTCAGGACCAGCCACACCAACTGCTAGTTCACCCCAGCCATAAGGGTTCCACCAGGCTATTACAATTAAAATAACTCCAATAACTATAGATATCCAACTACTATCACTTCCACTACCTTTAACTATAGGTACTATCTTTATTTCAGTATCTGCGGGGTAAGCTAGCTCGTCTTTATTTGATCTATCTTGCCCATCTACAATTATTTTATACCCAGCTATAGCTTCATTAAGTAGAGCTTGTTTAAACCCCTTATAGTTAGCTTCTAAAGCTCTTATAGCTTCTAGTGGATTTCGTACAGTATAACTATGTAGCTTACCAAATTGTTTACCTAAGTGTCCGTATAGTTTAATATTTATCATAATAAGCTCTTATGTCGTACTATATACTTAGTATACTTCCTCCAGTAACCCCCATAAATGTCTCTGCTAGATAGGCGATTAGTACAATGTTGCATTATTTTACCATCACCAATATATACTGCAGCATGATTAACTACGGTACTACCCAAACACATTAAAATACCATCATGTAATTTTAAATCTTCTACAATTACAAAGCCTTGCTTTTCAAGGTTGTCCATGTATAAGTCTTGACCTAGATTCCACCATTCATTATCTCTGTGGAAATCACCAAGGTCTAACCCAATAGTTTCTATATAATAGTCTCTTACTAATGAGTAACAATCTAATACTCCGTGATAAAAAGGTCTACCAATTAAGGGCGCTTTATATCCTGTAGGCTTATGTATAATATATTGTTTAGATGGGTAAGATATAATTAACCAAGGTAATTGAGTAGCCTCACAAGCCACTAAATCTGCTGGGGAAGGGTTTGGAGAAATATTAACGTGGCTATGACACACACCGACTATTTCTCCCATATCTTCGGCTTTGGCATACTCCTCCGCGGGTATACAGAAAGCATCTCCAGAAAGCATATTTGAACAGGGTATATATTTTAGTTTACCTTTAAAAATAATAGCTAAACCACAACATTCATTTGGGTATGTGGTTTCTGCGTGTGCATAAACTTCGTCTACAATACTTTCTAACATTTTAATTAAGTCCTACTGAAGGAAATCCTCCGAACGGTAAAATAGCTGTAGTACCAAAACGTGCTTTGCATGAGGTTAAGCGTTTAGCACATACATCTAAAGAAGCACTAGCTACTGGTAAGTCATTTTTATCAAAATAACTAGTACCAGTATAGCTACACTCCGCACTCTTATACTTCCATACACAGGCATTTTGTATACACTGTCGTTTAGGGAGTTTTACACCAGTTAAGTCATATGGAGCTGTAAGCTCCCACTCCATTATGGCACTATTTTCTGTAGCTTTTCTATCTATTGTCCAAATTTCTCTATCTAAATATTGTAGTGGATCAGCATTAGGGTTTCTAGAAGAAGTAGTGTCTATATACTCACCTAAGGTATCGCCCTCATTCGCCTGCCAGTTACTTATAGTAAGGGTATTATTAACTGCCCATGCAGTACCTGGGCCTGCCTCCATATCTACCCTAAAATTAACCCCCGAGTTTATAGAGGTAGTGAACTTGTATGAACAAGTGAATAGTGTAGGCGTAGTAGTTAAGGGGCCAACTACTTTAGAATATACTTCGTCCGTATTACCTGAATAAATAAATAATCTTAAATATTTACCAACTGCCGTAGTTGTGGAAGCTTTTACTCCAAATGAGAATACCCTATCTTTGATAGTATTAAACCCAGTAACGAGCTGACCAATATAAGGATCAGTAATTGCTGTAACAGTAACTAAGTTGCTAGCACCCTTAGTTACTTGATTAGTAAAGTAGGATGTAGTATTAGTATTGTTACTATTTAATAATAAATTTAATTTAGAAAAGTTGACACCATCTATATACTTTAAAAAGGTACGAACTCTTACCAGTCTAGCGCCTACTAAATCATTGTAATCTCTAGCTAAGGCGCCTATAATACCTGAGGTATTAGCAATGGCAAGTTTTGGTCGAGGAATAGTACCATCACCAGTTCTATCAAAACCTGAGCTTTGTATTGGATACCTAGTATAAGTTCTTGCTGATACTGTATCATATCCTGTAATTCCTGGTAGTGCACCACTCCAGACTACATCATTACCAAGCTCGTTAACTCCATCACACCACAGGAATTTTTCTGTTGTTGTTTGTCCAAATTTTCCTATGCATGGAGATAAGTCCAGTGCATAGAAAATCATTAAAGTACCTGCGTTTAATTTTGCAATATCTTGTAAAACTGACATATTTTTCTCCTAATTTTCGGGCTATTATATCACATAGCCCGAAAATTTTCAACCAAAATTACGTTAATGCATCAAATATTTGTGTAAATTTTGCTTGTACAGTTGCACTAATATTAGAGTCATACGTTTTTGACCATTCAGTACATAGTACTGAATAAGTAGTAGACTCACCAGGAGGCTGCCATAGAAACCCTTCTACAGCAGCTCTGGCATCAAAAAATGCAATTATACTATTAGCATCAGATATAGACTTAGACTTAAATACTAAGTTCCATTCCTTTACAATCCTATTTATGCCCATACCAACACGTTGTGAGTACCCATCACCAAATTGAGATACAGCTACTCGTGGTTTTGAAGTAGCTGTAAATGCTTTGGATGGTACATATGTAAATGTATATGCCATTAATTATTTCCCATAGAACATACCTCCTGGTCTAGAAGCCCTAATAAATTCATCCTGAACGGTTTTCTTAATAGCAATGGATAAAGACTTGGCCATTTCAACATTATTATTAATATCAACATCAGTATTGCCTCCAGACTCAACATTAACGGTAATATAGGTATCACCTACAGCCACATTGGAACCTCCGCCGCCAGTAAGAGTAACAGGTATTGAGCGGTTGTCCGGTAAAGGCACGTATGCCTCATTCTGACGACCCTCTCCGAATATAGCAAGTTGAGGACTATCGGCAATACCTCCTTTAGCATATTTATTAAGCTGTATTTCCCCCTTTGGACCAACTATGCCACCATTAGCTTTAAATGCTAGGTCTTGTGCTAAAAGCATAGAGGTTTGCTCACTACCAATATTTGTACCATATATAGCTGCTGCGCTGGCCGCATCTGTAGCTACAGATGCACCACCTGTAAAGTATGCTAGAGCTCCTTTTACTGCAATACCTAATAAACCAGTAAGTCCACCACCACTAGCAGGTCCTCCGGAGCCAAACATAGCCATTTTAAGTGCCATCTTCATAAATTCTGCAGCTAAATCTTTGAATATATCGCTAAAAGTGTTGCGTATTAGTGTTCCTAGATTTTTCCAAGAAAACTCATTCTTTTGGAGCATATTTGCTAAGCCATTACTAATAGTATCAATGCCACTACTCATAGACTCTACAAATGTTGCTCCAATAGCTTTGGACTGTACTTTAAGCTTAGAATAATATTCTTTTGCATAATCTCCTAAGTTAGACCAGTACTCAGCAGTCAGCATACCAGATCCAGACTCTTCCGCTGCTTTCATACCTTTCTCAGCAGCATCCATTCTTAATTCTCGTATAGCTTTTTCTTTTTGTAGCTCTAGTACTTTATTATTAAGTATTCTCGTACTTAATTCTTCCTCTAAAGCTTTATAGGTTACTGTATCTTCTTGACCTTTTAATAGTTCTAGTTGTGTCTTTACTAGTTCTATATCAGTTTGAGCAGTTTTAAGTTTTAAATCGTATTCCTGTGTGGTTAATTTTACAATGCTAGCAGCGGCAGTAGCTCTATCTGCAGAACTTGCAGCAGTACTTTCGGCTATTTGCTTATTAGCATCTAGCTGCATTTGCGTATTATTAACTGTAAAATCTTGAATAGCTTTAAACTGTTTAGAAGTGGCAGATGCAATCCTAGCTTGAGTATTATTGGAAAGAGACTCTAGCCCAGCATTAGCTTTTATAAGTCCTGCTGTGGCATCTTGTACGCCTTGTTGAACTACACTATAATCTGGAGAACCTGGTTTTAGTTTACCAAGAGCTTGTACAGCCCTAATATAGTCATTTTCTGCTTGTTTTTGTAGTTCTAAAGCTTTGCCAATGTCCATAGCAATAGCAAATCTTTCCAAATCTAAAGCATTAATATCGGTTAAAGTAGGTATAAGCTTAGTTAAAGCATCATTATAGTCTTTAGCTTGGTTATATGCAGCTTCATTTACACTAAGAGTATTTTCAGCATTTCTTCTACGTTGTGCTTCAGCAGCTTTACCCAATAGTATTTCACGCTCTATTTCAGTAAGTTTTTTAGCTTGCACAACTTTTAATTTACCCTCTAAAGCATAATCTGCCATCTTTGCAGTGTATAAACTATCATATGCAGCAGTATACTCTTTTAAACTTGCCAAAGCTTTTTCTCTAGCCTCTGGTGTAGCTGCATTTTCCGCTTCTCTAGCTAGTTGAGTAGTTTTAGTTGATAGCTGAGCTAAAGTATCAGTTGTACTTAGTGTACCTGTACCCATCATAGCACCTATACTAGTAGTTTTACCACTAACTATAGATTGCATTAGCTTTCTTTGCTCGTTTAAAGAAGTTTCTTCTTCTTTTCTAATACGTTCTTCAATGTCTAGTCTAGCTTTTGCAGATTGCAAGGTGGCGCCACCAAAAGCACCTTCTTCTGTACCTAATACGCGTAATCTAGCATTTAATTTAGCAATATTTATTTCAGCATTAGTAGCCGCAGTAGCTGTAGCTTCTGTAGACTTACGAAGACTATTTACCACATCTACCATTCTAGATCTGACATTATATTCTTCAATATTTCTTGCTTTCATCTTATCCGCTTCATCTTTAGTAAGTTCTCCTTTAGATAAGGCTTGATCGATTAAAGCTAGATTCTTTTTAGCGTTGTCTAGATCTTTTTTACCTACACTATCTTGATACTGGGCAAGAATAAGCATATCCTCATTAAACCCTTGTAAAGACTCAGCTGCAGCATCTATATTACTTAAGCTCACTATAAGAGCCTTTCCAGCTTCTGCTAATAGTCTTGTCTGAGTTGTTTGAGGTATTAAACTATTTATATAGTCTTTTGTTAGCTTATTTAATTCTTTTTGAGAGCTAGAAGCTTGTTCCATATAAGCAGCAGCTTCAGCACTACGTTTACCAGTTGTTGTAATCTCTTTAGAAAGACTAGATAGCCAAGACTGTACTTCTGGTGATACGTCTGTAAATTTCTGAGCTTCTTCAACTAGCTTCTCAAAAGTCATTTTTGAGAAAGCGCGTTTTTGACTATCTTGTGCCCATGCAGGTAGTTGCTTTAATAGTAAATTTTCTAGTTCTTTTCTAGGTTTAGCCAGATCAAGTTGACCAGTACTCTCCATTTTTACAGCAGTTTCTGCTACTGTTGAAGCATATTGTTGTTGCCCACTTTTTCCAGGTATAAAAGATAAACCCTTTAACCAATCTAAGGCTTTATCTAAACTAGTTCCTTTAGTATTTGCCTCATCAAGTTTTGTTTTTAAATCATCTACTTGTTTTGCTGCTTCTGCTAAAAGTTTTAGTTGTCCTTCTTTAAGCTCAAATATGTCCTGAAGACTTTTAGCTTTTCCAAGCTTTGTTAAGCCTTCTTCTAAGGTCTTTAGGGTACTCTGTGTTTTATCATATGAGTCATTAACTTTTTCAAAAGCATCTGTCATCCAGCCTAAAGATTTGGCTACCTGCATAGTAGCTTCAATCGCTAATGAAGCTATAGCTGCATAAGTACCTAGACGGCCAAGCAAACCTAAAATGCTTGTTCCAGCTGTTCTTGCTGCTGCTATAATTGGGGTTACGGTACCCGCGGCTGCAGTAGGTATACCTGACATACCCGTTTTGCCATAGCTTTCAGCTTGTTTCTTTAACTCAGCGGTAATAGCTTTTTGGCCTTCCCAAGCTGCTTTTATAGCTTGTAGATGTTTACCCTCATGCTGAAGTTGAGCAACTTTTATATCGCGCTGTTCTTTAAGTACAGCTACAGTAGCGATATTTTCTGCCTTTCTAGCCTCACCAGTTATAAGCTCTTTATCAGCAAGCTTATCTAGGCCGCCTTCTAGGCTCTTTACAAGTTCTAGTTGTAAGCTAGCTTCTGAAGCTAATTTTAGCTTACTTGCAATAGTTTTTTCAGTAGTACCACTTCTGCCAGCAATATTTTCTGCACTTTTTATAGCCTTGGTTAAAGATACTTCTAGTTCTTTACGTAGCTTTTCAGTATCAACTGAAAGTTGTACTTTACCGGTACCATCACTCTTTTCAATATCAGATAATAAAGAATCGCGTAACTTTCTACTAGTTTCTACTACACGTTTACCTAGTTTGGTTTGATCTTCACTAGATATAAATTTGAAGGCCGAAGTTTCTTCAAAAGCTTTTGCAACATCCCTATTAGCTTGCTTTAAGCTTTTTGCGGCCAACTCTAGCTGGTCACTGGCTTTTTTAAATCGCTCCTCTGCTCTAGGAAGAATATCTGGCATAGCCATTTTAGCTAATTTACCAATTAGTACAGTAGCTACTGCTACTAATGCTGTTGGGCTTTGAGATAGTAAATTAACTATAGGGCCTAGCCCTTTATTAACAACTTCTAAGGAATTTTGACCTAAATCTTTAATAGATGCTGTTAATTTAGTATAGGGGTTAGCTGCAATATCCGCTGCATCACCAAACTTTCTTATACCCTGCTCTATAACAGCATTGGTAAAAGCTTGACGTTTTTCTACATCAGTTAATTGTAAAGACGTTTTTCCTAGAGTTCTTGCATAGTTAGCCGATGCTTCATCAACCTTTACCATAATACCTAATTCATCAAGTAGTTCTGGTTCTAGTTTGATAGCACCTCTATAGATGCGCTGCATTGCATCATTAAGGTCTCTACCTAAAGCCTTGGAAGCTCCGGTGGCTACAGTAGCTAATTGACCCATTTGGGCTTGAGTAACACCAGCAGAAGCACCTAAGTTAGCAAAGGATAATGCATCAGCAGTACTTAATGCTTGACCAGAAATATCCTTTAACTCTTTACTAACGTTCTTTAATGATACCCCATATCTTGCTGATAGGGTATCAGCACCTTGTACCATTGCGGTAGTATCAGCGGCCTTTTGTAGTGCATTAAATGCCGCAGTTACAGCGTATATATTAGCAGCAAATGTAGCATAAACGTGTACTAATCCACCTAAACCCTGGGCTTGTCTTGCAAAATCTCGTTCATCCCCTCGTCCTCCGGCTCCTGTAGTACCACGACCCATACCTGTAGTACCACCTCCAGAAGCGCCAAGAGCCGCATCAGCGGCTCTTGATCCAGTACGGGAGGTAGAACGCTGGGTTTCTGCCCTATCTAATTCTCTATTAAGATTTCTAGCTTCTTGCGTTTGCTCTCTTAAATTAGATTGAACATCAACTGTAATAGTTCTATCTGCCATCTTTTTTCCTTCTATTTATCTCTTCTCTTTCGAGAGAGTCTATTATGATAATTATTTTAAATATATCCTTTTTAGATTGTATCTCCAAAAATTCTAGCATTAGTGGTGCCTTGTCTAATTCTTTACCATAATAGACACCGTTAAAGGAATCGATTTTATCTGGCAATAAATTATATACATTGTAGGCTAGTTCTATATCAATAGGCATATCTTCTAGCATTACTGGTATTTCTTTTTCTTGGGGTTGACTACCTAGTTGTTCACACATGTCTAGGTAGGCTTCCTTTGTCATACCAATATTTCTATTTTGTATATAATTTTTTAACAGTTCAGTTAACTCGCTGAACTGTACTTCGTAAAATTTGCTAGATTGCTTGTAATGTCAGTTACAAATCCGTCTAATTCCTGCGAATTTTTCATTAGAACTAAAGCATTATCTTGATTGTACTCTAGCTCTTTTTCAACATCTTCAACTGTTGATAAATCTACAAGCATTAAATCTTGTAAATACTTAAATTTTAGACCTGACCAACCCTTAATAATAGCAGATACATAAGTCTTTAAGAATAGTTCTTCATCAAGCTCATCTACTGGCTGGCGTGTACGCTTATCAAATTTGGTCACAGTACACTTTTTACGAATTTTGATAATTTCTTCGCGAGATAAAAAAGCAACTTTTAGTTTAAACCCTTCAAAGCCAGGGTAGTCTACTTCTACAACCTTTTCAGGTGTTAGTAGAGATTGTAATGAAATTACTGACATTTTCCTTTAATTTATACGAGGGAGGGCGCTAGCCCTCCCAATTTTATCAATTATGCGTGATAATAGCTAACTAGTAAATCGTTTGCATTGGCAAGGTCAAATCCACCAGCAGTTGCGCTATTGAAGTGTCCTTGTGCATTGAAGTTAATAGTAGTTGAAACAACATCTTGAACGTCTACAGATGGAATCTGTAAGCTAACACCATTCATTAAAAGCTCTACACGAGTAGTATTTGTTTTACCACCAACAGAAACTTCTAAGTAGTACTTAGGCTCAACAGTAGTAGCAGCAGCAGTAAGCATATCGCTTAATAGTGTTGAACTTTCATTAGTACCAGTCTTTAAGTACGCAGTTAAATTACCAGAAACAGAACGTGTACCTGTAAAATAACCGATTGGAGAGTCTACAGAACTTAGGGTATCTGGAGTTACATACTCAATATTATTACTATAAGTGAAAGTACCACCAGTAATAGGAACTGTATAGGTTTTATTACCTGTACCATTACCACCAATTGTAGATTTAAGTACAATAGTACTCAGCTTATTGGTAATAAATGTATCGCTTGTAGCAGATAAACTAAATGCAGTTGCATTTGTACCTGGGTTAATTGTATTAGCAGCAACTTCTGTTAGAGTTGTAGCCATACCAGACCAAGCAATAGTAGCAATACCAGTTAAATCAAAGCTTAGTTCTGCCTGATTTAATGCACACTTATCTAATCTATATGTAGTATTATCTACAACAAAGAATAAGTAGAAGTCTTGTAGCTGATTAACATTAGAACCAACTGTAGAAGCTACTGCAGAAGTAGTACTTTCGTACCATTGACCACGATAAGCTTTTGCAGCTGTATAAACTGGAGTACCTGCAGTAGGTGCAACAGTAGTATCTAAATCAAAAGTAATAGTAGTAGCTGTAGTAGCTGTAACTGTCCAACTACCGTTTAATTCAAGTAAACCACCTGTTAAACCTACTACTCTAATAGCATCCCCAATAGAGAAGTTATGTGAAGCTACTGTTACAGTAGCCAAATAAGTAGTTTGAGCACCTGATGGAGCAGTTGTAGAAGCTGCTGTAAAGGCTACGCCGGTACCATCAATAGCTTGTGCACCTAGTAAGGCGTTCCATAAAAACTTTTCTGGAGCGGTTACGTTAGTAGACTTATTAGGGCGTACATATGTGCTAAAGCTCCATTCAACTGGGTTTAGCTTATTATTAAAAGATCTTTGACCACGTACTGGAGAACTTCCAGCTTCAGAAACCTGAATAGTTGCAGCATCTACTGACTGAGAAAAGCTGAAGCCATCCAAAATCTGTAGTTCTTGGCAAGTAGCCAGTGCTGGAGTCTGTGCAGTACTAAAGTAAACTTTTGTATTACGACTTAAATTAACAGCCATATTTTCTCCTTTTGTTAATAATAATTAAGTTATCTATATAACTTGCCTACTATTAAACCTGATAACGAACTTGTAGATTTACTTCTCCAACGCCATATGGCGAAAGTAAGCCTTCATCCGTTACTATAGAGGTAATTAATATTTCAGTTGTTGTACCTGTATCAATACTTAAATTTTCATTAGTATCTATTACTAGTTCAACATCAGAAATAAGATTTTCCAGTAATTCATGGCTATTTTCGCCATAAACATATAGTTTAAGGGCAATGTTTAAAAAGCCCCACTTAAAATTGCTAGGGTGATACTCCCGCGTTTCGTTTCCAGCGACGACGCATATAGTAGGGAAATCACTCACTTCATCCCAAAAGCGCAGTTTATTGATTACATTTTTACCATATAAATTTGATTTATAGGGTGTGATTCCGTTTATTTGCTTTAGTTTTTCAACTAGAGCATTCGTTATCTTTGATCTTTGTGACATATTTTCTACACCTCTATGCCCAAATTATAGTATAAACAAAAAATAATTTCAACCAATTTTTACTATACTATTACAGTTTTCATACGTGCAGTTACTAGTTTTACAGCAAGTTCTCGTACAGATTGATCAATTAATCTTGACGGGTAATACCCTCTAAATCCTTGTTTTCCACCCCTTTCAAAAGTAGCGTATGGGTACTTCATATAGGAAAGAAAGGCAGTAATAGCTCCATCACGTTCACGTTGTAATCGATCAAGTTTAATAGAACTAGCAAATCTTCCGGTTTGATTCCGTAGGTTTGGGCGCTGCATATTCTTTTGTACAGTTTCCAGTAATAAAGACCGCATCAAGGTTTCTAATTTAGTAAGTGAAGTAAATTGGCCATGCAAATTACGTAGTCTTGTAGTAGGAGTACTTTTACGTTCATATACCTTTTGAGTAACTTTAGATACTTTTGGTGCCTTTAATTTTAGGCCGTTAACTTTACCAGTAACAGCAGTTACTTTATTAGAGAACTCTTTACTAGATCCCTCTTTAATAGTATCTATTATAGTATCAATAACATACTCTTTTAATGAAGGGGAACTTTTAAAATTTTCCGCTGTATTACCAAAAGCAATAGCTTCTCTAGCTATAGTTTTTTCTAGTGCTGCTAGTTCTCCACTATTAAATAAAGAAGTTTGAGGTAAAACAAATATTATTTTTAAAGAGGATAAGGTACTAGTAAACTCTTTTGTTATAACAGAAGTATCTATTACCTTATTATAATATTCCATGTGCTTTTCAGCAAGAGCATCTAGACCTGTTTTAATATAAGAGGTAACCTGGCTAGCGGATAAGTCATCGCCAGCTTTCTTTAACTTTTCATTTACAGGTTTAAAATACTTAGTATAGAAAGATTTAATACCTGATACTATAGCTGTTTTACTAATAACTGTAGTATCATCGGATAACTTATTAAGATCTCCTGTAAATACTTTACCAGTACTAGTTAAAGCATCCTTTAGTATTAAAAAACTATGCTTAGCAGTATAATATGTACCTTGTTGATTAAAGTACCAAGATATTATGTCATCAAATTGATCATTAGCAATGTGTTCCGCTAACATGAATAACTCTTGTATTACCGCTAGTTTCATAGACAGAGGGCTTCTCATAGATAAATTATTTTTTATCCATAAGTGTCCACCCAGTTTACTAGACTGTAATACCTGTATATTACCAACTACGTGGCCGACTGCTAGATCTACACCTATAGTATCTTGTATTACCTTTACTACTAGTTTTGAAGCATTTCCATAGTTACTAGTAAGCACACCTATAAGGGAATTATCTTTATATATACCTACTGCTGTTTTACCACTTAATCTTTTTGAATTGGAATTAGTTATAATACTTGCTATATTATTTATATCTATTGCAGTACCAGGAGTGTTAGGATATAAACTTACCAACTTACTATAAACTTCATTATAGTACTTTCTATGCTCTTCTTCTGGTAAAATACTGTTTAATAACTCACTTACTACACCATAACTAATGGGTACAAAGTGTACATATTTTTCTAAAGCGGTTCTTAGCGACTTAGTATTATCTAATAAAGAAGTAACAAAAGAAGTAGCACTAATTCGGGCTCTAGTATTAGCCATTATAATAAAACTCTATAAAGGTCTAGTACTCGCTTAATATGTGAGGGCATATCAGCACTAGTAATATATTCAACAGTATTATTCATTGTAGTACGACGAGGTACTGCCTCATTTTTATAGTAGTAATCTACTAAGTCTAAACAGGCAAGTTTAAGGTCTTCTGGAGTTTTTTGATACCCACCAGTATAAGTAATCTTAAACATATTTATACCCTCTCTGCCCTCCTCAGGAATATAGATAGCATCCCTTGACTTATCTATGGCACAACCTGCTAAAGTAGTATAAGTTTCACCTAGATCTATACTATACTCTACAGATACTAAACTCTGTAGAGGAAATTCTGTTGGATAAAAAGTACCGTCTACATTACTATACTCTACTAAGTTAGTAAACTGTTGTGTAGCTTTATTATAGCTATCAATAAATTTTCTACCACAATATGTTTTTACTAGTTCACTAATTCTAGTAACAATACTCTGTAATTTATCATCAAAGTCTATGCTTGTAATACCTGCATACTCTTTATAGTCATCTAGGGTTATTAATGTTGCCATTTATTTAGCTCCTTATTTAAGTAGTCAATAACTACTTCTGGTTCTATAAAACAATCTTTAATATATTCTGCTTGCTCCCATATTAAAAATTGGTCTTCACGTAAATATTCTCTAGACTTTAATAAGTTTATATTCTCAGGATGACCAAAAATTAGTGGATCTGATTGACCCCATAGTACTATTCCTGGCTTATTAATATCCCAGCAAAAATGCTGGAAAAAACTATCTACACCTATCCAGGTTTTAGCTTCATTAACTAGTAGTTTTAATTCTTTTAAGGATAAATTCTTTCTAAAGTCCTCTACTAAAGGTTCTTCGCCTTCAATACCTATTTGAATAATAGGCTCATTAATTAAACTAATAAGTTCTTTCCAGTAAGGATAATTTTTTGGGTTTACAGCCCCATTACGTAGTTTCTGAGCAAAAGGAGATATAATAATCATTTTATGTATAGTTTCTTAAATGCAGACTCTAAAGAGTCTTTCCATTTCCATTGAGCCATTTTACCATATACATTAAAGCACTCAATATTACCAAATAACTGCTCAGCTTCATAAATAGGCCGACCTGGAACTATTTCTGGATAACAGGTAAATACTACAGGATTTTTAATAAGCGGCAGAACTTTTTTGAATACAATATGATCCCCCATGCCACAGTTTAATACAACTATAGTAGAGTCTTGCATACCTACTATATTTCTAAATATCTGCTCGTCATGCTCGTATAATTGAGCTTTAGTTTCAGACCTAATTCCACCTTCTGGCGCTTTTAAGTGCCAAGTGGTGCAGTTAGGTACAACCATAATATCATAACCTTTTTGCTTTAACCCCCAAGTAAATAAGGTTTCTTCTCTATGAGCAACCCTAGATAATCCTAAGTTATAGTCATGAATTCCTGCTCTATATAAAAAAGAACAATGTAAATGGTCTACTTCTTGAAGTTGTAAAATCTTACCCCATTGAATATTAGGTTCTAAATCAATATTCTCTAGTTTGCCTGTTGCAAAATTTGGATTACAATCCCAGTTAGTTGTTAAAACTTCTCCACCTATTGCTCCAATTTTATCAGTAATGTAGCTACAAAGTGTTTCGAGCACATTAGCTTCTGCAATATTATCATCATCTACTCGCCATACGAAGTCATATCCCATAGTATTAGCTACTTGATGGTTATAGTGTTGGCCTTTTTTAGCTGCAAATAACCATTCCCACTCAATACCTTTTAATTCCATCATTTTAAAAAGATGTTGGTACTGTAATACTTGGCGCATGTCCTCTGGATTATCATTATCATCAAATATTACAAGCTTATCTACTTTTCTAGTTTGATTAATAACGGAAGCAATAGCAAGAGGTAAGGTAGTATAGTACCTACCTCTAGTAGAGATTGAACAAAGTATTTTAGTGGTCATACTGACAAAGCATTAAATTAATTTCACCATGTGGTGAGTCATGAATATTACCAAATTCATCACAGAACTTGTATGTAAACCCAGGTAGATGGGATTCTTCTAACCAGTGTAGCTTATGGTGTTCTCCCCATAAACCGGGCGGTTCTTTATAAGGAACAGTTACTAGTAATCGTTTACAGTATTTTTTGAGCTTTTCTACAATTTCCAGACCATTGTCTAGATGCTCGATTACTTCCATAGCAACAATAGTATCATAGTACTCTAGTTCTAGAGTATTAATATCTCCATGAATAAACTGTTTATTAGTACCCCAATTTTCTTGTTTAGCACACTCAATAATTTGAGGATCATAATCTATACCAGTATACTCAACATTTTTAAAATATTGTGACCCATACCCGTTAGAACAGCCAAGTTCTAGTACTTTGGCACCTATAGTACTACTAGAAGCCCATAAATACCTAGCTTGCTCGCGCGGAGGAACCTGTTCTCCATTAATAGACAGATGACGCTCATAATTATTATTTAAAAGTTTTCTGTAATGCTCAATATTATACTTTCTAGCTAGTTTTAGACCATTTTGGTAATATACACTTTTATAATCTGAAACTAAACTACTATCTAAAACTGTTTGTTCACCTTTATGATATATAGGGAAACTTCCCGTGTACATTACATCATTTAAATACTGTTTTGGAACACACTCTAGAATATTGAATCCAGCTTTTAAAGCCTCTATGCAAAACTCTACATCTTCACCACTACCAATACCATATTCTTCGTTTAATAAACCAATAGTATTAAATACCCTTTTATCTACCATTACACAGAAAAATACTGCAAAGTTATGATTTGCTTCTGGAGAGTACTGTATAATTGGGCATGAAATACCACAATTAGTATCTTGATTAAAAGGAGCATTGAGCATATCTAACCACTGATTTTTAAACTGCTCTAGTAAAATAATATCATTATTTAACAATACTATTTTTTCTGTAGTAGTTGCCATGATACCTAAATTAATAGCTTTGGCAAAACCAAGAGGCTGCTCAGAATACACTACTTTTAAGTGCTGTTCAAACCCTAACTCTGTAAAATTACGTTGTAGATTATTTAAATAATCTTGTGTATTATCTGTACAACCATTAGCAGAGATAACTAATTCTACATCAGCCATATCAGTATACTTAAATATAGATTCTAAGCAAGGCTTTAGTAGGGTATTACAGTGGTTATAGGTTGGTATTACAATACTATATTTCATTCTATTTTATTAATTTAATTAATGGTAGCTAGGAGGCGAACCTCCTAGCTATTTCTTAGGCTAAGGTAGCCAGATAGTCAAGGTAATTTGCATCAGAGGTAGTTACAACTATAGTCCAACCTTCTGGTACTGTAGTTCCATGCTCTATTAACTGCAAAGTTCCATTTTGGTCTTGAATTACATCAAAAATCATAAATCTGTTTCACAATATATACGGTTAAGTGCTAATAGTTTAGCAGTTGTACCTGTTACTGATTGACAATGTGCTTGCATGTATAAAAAGGCTGTATTTACAGGTAAAGTAGTATTTAATACTACATTATCTACATAAACTGTACCTGTAACTGCATCTACTAGCCTCATTGTAACATCAGAACCGTTAGGTGCAGCAAACATCATTAAATCAAGAATTTGCCCGGCAGTTACTGTACATGTTGAACTTGTACGAGTTACTGTAGTTGCATTTCGTTGTACTAGATACCATAAGGAATCGGCAGTTCCTTTTTCAATACCAATAGTATTTGCCCATGTTGAACCGTCAGCAGCCATTGCTGCGTTGTTCGCCGACAAGCCAACAAAAGCTCTCATATCGGCAGCTAAAGTCTCTATACCAAAACGAGCGAAGAAAAAGAATCCTCCAAGGTTAGCCGCATTACCGCGCCATGCGACCGTAGCTGCCGATTGAATACCAGAAGCACCTGTAGCTGTCGTTCCTGTACCAAACGTCGCTCGGTTAAGCGAAGACATGGCGTTGGTACTGGCCTTGGTCGGTGTGGCCTGCGCAGCAGATGTGCCACTATTACGAGCGGTGAAGCTGGTGCCGAAGTTGATGGCTACAGTCGTGCCAGTGCCGGGTAACCACATATAAATCGAGTTGCCGAATAGTGCCGGCTGCAAAGCCACGTCGATACCGGAAGGCCCGATGATATGTGCCAGATGGCGCCCTGCTCTGCTACGAGAGAAGATATTAATACCGCCAGCTGCCGGGGTTGCTGGAATAGCACCTGAGATCAAACGAAGTTGACCATTTTCAACTTCAACGTTTGCAGCACCTGCAAAAGAACCCGCATTATTATACTGAATTTCGCCGCTATTACCACCGGGACTACCAGAGCCTCCGGTAGCTGTTGCATCAATAGTAATAGTATTAGCATCCGTTCTAGTAATAGTTACGTTTGTACCTGCTGCTAATTTAACATCATCAGTAACTGCACTAGAATCTGTTAGTCTTAGTAGTGCACCACCTGTAGTAGTTTCTGCACTTACAGAGTATGTAGTATTAGTATCTGTAGTAGTTATGTTACCAGAGCCTAATATAGTGGTACCATTTATGGTTTTTATATTAGTACCAGAAACTAGAGTCGCTTGAACTGCAATATCTCCTGAACCTAATATAGAGGTACTATTAATAGTTTTAATACTTGTACCAGATACTAAAGTGTCCTGCTTTGAAGAAGTAGCTAAACCAGACCAAGAGTCTAAGTTTGTACTCCAAGCTTGTACATTTGTACCAATAGCTAAACCTAAAGCTGTTCTGGCGGCTACATCCGTACTAGCACCTGTACCACCGTTAGCAATTGCTAATTGACCACTAACTGCTGCAGACTGGTTTAAGGCTATAGCGTTCCACTCTATATTAGTACCACTGGCGTTCATTACTAAGGCTTTATACGCTGTACCCTTAGCTAAACGCGACCATGTATCTGTTCCAGAACCGTATAGTATATCACCAGTAGTTACGTTAGCTTGACCAGTTCCGCCATTTGTGGCGGCAACTTGTCCAGTTAAGCTTAGTGTAGTTCCAGTTAAGTTTAATGGAGCATTTACTGTCCAAGTAACTGCAGCATTAAATAAAGAGAAAGTAATTGGTGTAATACCAAATAAAATAGTGGAATCTGTAGTAATAACATAAGACTCTCCAGCCCCTGGAGACCCTTGTTGTACGTAAAAGTAGTCACCTTTACTCAGCCCTGAAGTATCATCTGGAGAATATTTATTTGAATCTGCTGCACGAGTAAGCACCCAATTTGTAGAAGCAGAACCAATATTGGTTACAGTATAAATGCCGTTTTGATGTGGGTCGGTAGTTCTAATTACTGCAACTCTATCATTAACTACTAAGTCTAATCCACCTACGTTTAATACTGCTTGAGTTCCCGCGTTAGTTAAAGTAGCACCTACACCAGTATTTGCTTTGCATACAATACTTAATCCAGTACCATTTATTAAAGTTGCAATCTCTTCACCATTGTATTGAGCTGCTATCTGGAAACTTGTAGTAGTTGGTGTAGAATACACAAAGTATGGAGTATTTAAGGTTACACCATTAGTTGTAGTAGTAAAGTAAACTACATCATTTATAACAAGATTATGTACTTGGGACGTAGTTAATGTTGTACCTAAGGTAATATCTGTAACAGTTAGGGTAGATCCACCATCCGCATAAGTAACTGTCCAGGAACCGTGCTTTTCAACCTTTACAGCAGTATGTACGTGAATACCTGTAGAAGCAGCATTATCAACATAAGCTTTTGTAGCTAATTGTGAGGGATAAGTTACTGCTCCTGCTGCATAAGCTGAACCACTAAGGTGTAATTCTGTAGCTGTGATACTTCCTGTTACCTGTAGTTTATTAGTATTATCATCAGTAGTACTATTGATGATAAGATTACCCGTATCATCATTAAACCAAGCACGCAAGTTTGATGTAGATGTACCACCTGAGAAGAAATAAAGGTGACTTCCCACAGTACCTGTACCAACATAAAGGTGTGAAGGTTGCAAAGAACCTGAACCACCAGTATATAAATAACCAGAATTAGGGGTAAATATGGAATAAGTAGCAGAACTAAAGTTAGAACTGTTAATACCCATATCAATAAAGAAAGAGTCAGCATTAGTAGCATCATTATACGCAACAAAGTCTGCTGAAGCATCTGTTCCATTATTAATATTTCTAAAAGATACCTCTCTATACTGATTCATATTGCATAGTATAGTTGCAACTGAATAAATTGAATTGGAGGGAGAGGTTACTGTTGGGCCATATACAAGTAGAGGACCTTGAACACTTGGGCTATCTAGTAGTTTATTTGTAAGGGTTTGTGCACCTGTTAAGGTAACTAAATCTGTAGGTTTACTTGTAATACCAGACCAGGGTACAGAGTCAGCAGTATCAGCACTATTTACCTTACCATCATTATTAGTATCATAAACTGATTTTGCCATATCACCGGCAGCCGGTTGCCATGTTGGTACCGCACCTGCTCCTGCACTAGTTAAAACATAGCCAGAAGTACCTGCGGAACCATTAAGCAGAATACTAGTTTTAAAGTCCAGACCTGTACTACCTAATTGCATTTTCCAAGCAGTTTTTGCTTGATTAAACCCACCTACAAACCATTGATGTGCATTTGTGGTACCAGTACTATCAGTAACATATACCATATTTCCTGAGTTTCCAGAACCTGAGGGTGCGGAAGCCAGTAGATAAGCTTCATTAGGGCCGGTAACAGAATAGTTAGCATCACTAAAAGTACTAGAGTTTATACCTAAGTCTACATAACCATGTAGATCTGCTCCATTATTTGGGTATGCAATTAAATCAGAAGAAGCACTTTCTTGTGCACTATCATTATGGATATATAATTGTATATAGTTATTGGCAGAACCAGAAGCAGCAATTTGTGGATTTGTTGCCCCGCCTAAAAGTGAACCACCGCCTACACTTAGTACGCCTGTTAAGTCAGTATCCCCATTACTCTTAAATTCTGCAATTAAGGTATCTGCTACACCTTGAGTATAGAAACGTATTCCATCATTAGCCTGTACAGATAAACGTGCATAAGGATGTAGGTAGTCTATTACTAAACCATCTGAAGGGTTACCACTAGTATGTTCGGTTTGAGTTAAGAAAGGTGCACCTTGTTGAAGTGCAGTATTGGCTAGTAGCCCCTGTGCTGCTGTAGCAAAATCACTAGTACTTGCTGCGGCGGCTGTACCTAATAGAGTATTAGAGCTCTTTATTAATTTACCTGTAGTACCATCAAATAAAGCTACTGTGTTATTAGTTGAAGATGCGGGGCCCACAACATTTCCGCCACCCGCACCAGAGTATCCGGAAATGCCGGACCAACCTGAAAAACCAGAAATACCTGAACCACTAAATCCGGAGTATCCAGAAATACCAGAACCAGAGTATCCACTAATACCACTAAATCCTGAGTATCCTGAAGTACCACTGAACCCTGAAAATCCGGATATACCGGAACCAGAATAACCAGAAATACCGGACCACCCACTAATACCGCTGAAGCCAGAATACCCGGAAATACCAGAACCAGAGTATCCGCTTATACCACTAAACCCTGAGAAACCAGAGATACCTGAGCCAGAGTAGCCTGAAATTCCCGAACCTGAGTACCCTGAAATACCACTAAAACCTGAGTACCCTGAAATACCACTAAAACCTGAGTACCCTGAAATACCA